TTAGGCGGCTTTTTTCTTGCCTGCTGTTTGCTGTGACCTAAACGTGACGTGATTGGCGTACTGTGCCAGATGGCCTGCGTCCAAGTGGGCATACTTCTTCACCATGTCCAAAGTCTCCCAGCCACCCAGCTCTTTCAATACAAAGAGTGGGGTGCCGTTCTGAACATGCCAGCTCGCCCAGGTGTGACGCAGATCGTGAAAGCGGAAGTCCCGTAGCCCAACCTCCTTCATTGCCGCAGTAAATGCTCTGCGGTCGATCTGTTCAATTTGCGATCCAGCCCATACCCGAGAGAACACCAGACTGGCATGGGTGCCTATCCTGCGCTGAACCACCTCCACGGCATGCTCGTTCAATGGGACCGCTCGTGCACGGCCCGACTTGGCCAAGTCATTCGTGACCCAGGCCAGACTCCTATCCAGATCCACCTTGTCCCAGGTTAGTGAGAATATTTCGGCAGCGCGGCAGCCCGTTGCCAACGCAAACTCGCAGGAGTCTCGCACCCAATCCAAACGGATAGCGTTTAGGAATTGATCGGCCTTTGCCTGGGTAAGCCAGCGAACGCGTACGGCTGCTTCTCTTGCCATCTGTAGCTTGGGCTTGCGATCGATCCATCCAGCGTCTGCAGCAAGAGACAAGATCCGCGTCATGCTCGCCAGATAGCGGTTCTGAGTCGCCGGGGTTAGCTTTGCCGCTGGCCCGCTTTCATACGTCCTGTGAGTCGGCAGGCCATTCATTATGTCGTCAGTTGTTAAAGAGCAGATGGAGCGGCCACCAAAGACTGTTAGCCAGTACTTCACATGCCGCACCTTGGTCCGGTAATCCTTTTGGCCCTGGCTAGCATTCAGAAATTGCACGCAGGCCTCTTCAAAGCTGCGCCGTGCTTGCTCACCAAAGTGGTGCTGACGCCAGAGATCGGCTTTTAGCCGGTCGTGGAATTCCTGCGCGGCTGCTTTATCGGTTGTCCCAGTAGAGCGCCTAACTCTTTGGCCACCTGGTGCTGTGAGGTCAACCCACCAGAAGCCGGACTGTTTGTGTTTGCGAATAGACATTGTTTCTCCTGTCCATGTCGCAGCGATAATCGGATCAGATTGTTGCGCGGCTGTCCGAGTGCTGCAAGTGTTTCTGGCCAAACCCGCCAAACCCTCGACCCTGGAAGGCGAAAGGCGATGGCATGGCGCTTCATAAATACGGTGTGGTACGACAGCCCAAGCTGGTCTGCTGCCTGCTGAAGGGTCAGCGCTCGCTTGCTATCCATTCTTCCTCCCATCAAAAACCCGCCACGGGGGCGGGTAGATTCCAATCTTTGGCCGTTCTGGCCAGGACTTCCAAAATTCGATCTTGCATTAGCGGGCCTGCCGAAACTCCTGCAGGAACCGCTGGCGGAACTGCTCTGTATCCAGGTCCGTGGTGCGAACCTTCGTATTCTCAGGGTTGTTCATCCAGTTCCACATGCGCGTGCTGAGCATTTGAGCGCCGGTGATCTGGCGCTGCAGCTCATCGATTTCACAAGCCACGCAGGTGCGACCACGATGCGCCTGGGCTTCACTGTGTTTTTCGCAGCTGTATTTCATTCTTTCTCCGTGGTTATGGCCGGCGCCTGGCGCAGCATCTTGAGTAGGGCGGTTCGGTACTCACCCAGACTCAGGTACGAGATAGCGGACGCATCGCAGGCGACGAATGTTGTAATTTTGTCCAAGACTTCCCGCAATGCTTGGCACTGGTCCTGCTCTTGCTTGGCCTGCATCGCCAGCGTTGTCAGTATTTGATGAGATTCATTGAACTGGCGCGTATGCTCTCTCAAAATCGCAAGCACCACGTTGTCATCGAGCTTACCGGCCATGTCTTACCTCCTTTCGTATTAACTTCACATGTACTTTGCGCCGGATTGGCTTGGGTTTCCTTGAGAGCCAGAGCGCCAGAAAATAGACGAGAGCCACGCCCATCGTGAATCCAAGGCCTGGCAGAAAGCCGTCAAGAAACTTGCTCAGCATCACTAGGTAATTGAACTCAATGCCGAAGAGGGTGACGGTCACTGGCCTGGCTCCTTACGGGCTGCGTCGATGGCGGCGTCATACTGCTTCCGGTCAATCGTGATGCGTGTGACTGGCACACTGTTTCCGCTTCGGAACATGGCGTGAACCATTTCAGCCAGGGCCGCATCCACCTTGTCGGCGTCCTGCTGGGTGCACTCTGCGAGCTGGAATAGTCGATCACCTTCCTCCGGGTGGTGGTTCAGCTCAGCAATAGCCTTGTCACCATAGAGGCGGGGCAGTTTGCCGGGGTGCTGACATGCCCACCCACTCCACGGATCACCTTTGACCGGCAACCTATCAGCACCGCTTACAGGTTGCTGTGCCTGGACCGCACTTTCACGACCGATCTCCCAAAATGGCGCAAGCCAGTGCTCGTTGTTAGGAGGCGGGCTCACGCCTTGGAAGCCAAGTGCGAGCGCGCCTGAGATTGCATCTGCGGTCAAAGCACGTATCCCTGCTGGGTCCAGGTCGAGGGAGTAGGGCTTCACCGGGGCGGCCTGCAGAGCCTCAATCTCCTTACGCAGCGCTTCTATTTCTGCATCCCTTGCTGGGATACCTGCCCTCACATCATCGAGCGTTTGCTGTGTGACGTCTGGCTGGGCGGCAACGGGGGCGGCGGTGAGCATGTCTGCATAACGTGCTCGCGCTTCTTGCTGCCGAGACGAATGCCACTCCCCAGAAAGTGCTTGCAGCATTCCCGCGGTAGGCCCAACCGGAACCAGCTTCCAGCCATCCGGCACCGCCACCGGCTCCGCGCTCACAGGGGCAGCACCAGCGAAAAGTGGCACCCAAGCGCCGGATGCTTTGCGTACATCTTCGATCTGGCCATTGTGTAGTGGACCTTCGTATCCGCCGTCAGTACGCGGGCGATACCAGAAAAGTGGTTCTGTGCTCATCGCTTCTTCTCCCTCAGTTGGGGGTAATTAGGATTGGGGGCGGCTCTGGACGTAACAGGAATGAAGGCGCGTGTGCCGTATACCTGTGCTGCGCGGGCGAGGTTGAACGCTTCTTGCGGGGTAGACCGCGCCTGGTTGTGTGGGTGGGTGTTCATGCCAGTGCCTCCTGGGCATCTATTTTCAGAATGTCGCGTAAGACAGCTGCGCGCTCAAATGCCATGTGAGCGATGGCTGTTTGAAGTTCGGCTTTGAGCTTCTTCTCCCGCACACAAGGCTCCACGTGCTTCCTTGGCAGCGAAGGGGTGTAGGTAAAGAAGCTTCTTGAGTGGCTGTAAGTGAAGTCACGCTGCCCTGGGCCGTATACGAAGATCCACATATCGTTGATGCCTCCGTATACTCGTCCACGGAGTAATCGGCCCTTACTGTCCCGCAGCCAGCGGGTGTCGCCATGATTGAGTTTCAAGCCATCCAGGTCTGTGCGGGACCACGATGACAGTGCTTTATCCGATGGCCAGCCGTCAGCACCACGCTCGAATCGGTCTACGCCACGATGTTTTTCGTATTCGCCATTCCAGGTGCTATTGAAGTAGGCCAAAGGGTCAGGGTTTGGACTGTTTAACTTGGGTGGCTCAAAGGTATAGCCGGTGAATACGTTGCACAGATAGTCCCGGATGCGGCTTCGCGTACGCTCCATTTCAAGGCGCTGCAGGTAAGTCATGCGGCCCTCTTTGTCGAAGTCGTACTTCCCACCGTTTGGGTTCTCGCCATTCTGAATGTCTTGCCACATTTCAAGCTCTATGCAGCGCCCAGAGACCGAAAGCTCTGCCTGTAAATCACCTTTGGAACAACTGCGATGGCTGAGTGCGATGTCCTTATATTCGTCGGCATTGTTCCAAGGCATCACGCTCCATCCGATCCGGTTGAGTGTCTGCACGATGCGGGCGAACACGTCACGCTTGAATTGACGCTCCCAAGCGGCGGCTCCAGCCCAGCCGCCGGCATTTCTTGCTTCTACAATGCCTTCTTCCCAAACCATCAGCTTTGCGTCGTGAAATTTGATAATGCCCGTGCGGTTGATGCGTCCTTTGGTTAGAGCCATGGCTTTGCTTCCCATCCGTTCTCACCCCAGACCACACAGCTGTAATCAAGCTCATGGCACAGGGATGCATATCCGTTATTGAAATGACCGTGAGTGCGTGTCTTGTGCAGGAGCACGCGCACTTCCGGGTCATGGCGAAGGGTAAAAAATTGCCCTGGTTCGATGTGTCGAAGGCGGGGCAGGGGCTTGTTGGAGTGCTGTTGGTTCATTCGCATAATCCATAGATAGACGAGCAGCTGGAGGCGTCTGCAAAGATTCGCGTAAGGTCGAACTGGCGGCCTCCACGGCTTGTCATCGCCCACTGGATAACCGACTGGATGCCGTGAGTGTCGTGATTGATGCTGATCATTTCGCATGAATTGCCTGGGATAGTGTCGGCCTCGAACAGTGTGCTAGGCCCTCTTTTACTGGCCTTGCTTACCAAGCGCTCCCATTCTGAAACGCGCTCCACCTCTTCGGGGAAGCGCTTAGAAATTTCAAGTAGCTCATCTTTGCGGGCATGGATGCAGGGCATACAGCCGACGCGACCCATGCCTTGAAGATAAAGAGGGTTGGGCTCAATGCCCATGACGCGATGCGCATTAAAAACGTCTGAGACATTCCAGCGCAAAATTGGCCGGTAGTTGAAAAGACCGCCTCCTACCTCGTCGCACTCAGGCAGGCAGCGTCGGGCCAGGCTTTCGTCAGCTCGAACGCCTTGCCAAGAAAGTACCAACTGGTCCTTGTCCATTAGCGGCATCATGACTTGTTCGATAAGCGGGTTGCGTTTCAGTTCTATTGAGCAGAATCTCGCTCTAGTTGATGGGAAGCGGCCCTTCCACAGGCAGAGGTCCAGAAATGGGATGCCAGTGGGATGCAGCACTGCCAGGGCCTGCTCAACAATCGAGTCCGGCACTCCCTGCTCACGCCACTTCGTATCCACATAAAGACGCTTTCTGGCGATCTGCTCAGAGAAGTCCGCTTTCACCCAGCGGATCGGCACACCAGTGGCCTGGGCTAGGTAATGCACATAGTCATAGGTCTGCTGATGTTCATGCCCAGTGTCAGCAAAGACGGCCTGCAGGTTGGGTGCTTCCTGAACGATGGCCAGCAGCAGTAGGGCAGTGCTGTCCTTTCCGCCCGAGACTGAGACGACGTTGTGGGTCATGGGTTGATCCTAGAAAAGAAAAAACCCCGGTTGAGTAAATCAAGCGGGGTTATGGGGTGTTGCTGTAATCGTGATGCTTCATAGGGGAGGCATCCTATGTTTTAGCCACATAGGTTCGGCTATGATCCTTGTGGGAATGGATGAGACAAATCATTTGAGGAGAATCATATGAATATGGGGGACTGGCCGTGTTGGGGCAAAGTGGGCGTTGCAGTTGGTCTGACGGCTTTTGTTTTTAACTGGCCTGATTCGAGTGGCGAATGGGCCTCCTGGATTCAAGCATTTGGATCTATTGGTGCGATAGTAGGTGCCATTTGGGTATTCTCAAAACAGTCAGCCCTTAACGCAGAGAGGGATGCCAGTGAGAAAAATCACAAAGAGAGCGAGCTAAAAAGAGAGCGGCTTCAGAGACTGCTCGCTCTTCAACGATTGATTGAGCTTGGTACCACCGGGCTCGCTTCATTTTGCCGTGAGACCTGTGAAGCTGAGATTGAAACGGTCTCTCAGCTTCAAGCTGCAGTCCACAAATACAGCAAGAGATTTGATCTAGGCAAAGAGGTATTGAAGGGCATTGACTTATCCATATATCCCAACATCTTTCTCGGGTTATTTGTTATTAATCTCCGACATCAAGCAAATTGTATTGACCAGGCGGTAGAGAGGGCTGGTGTGGCGAAGACAGCGTCAGATGTTAAAGACATACAAATCGTCCTAGGAAAGGCCCACGCCATTATTCTCGATATATCTAAACGGCAGGCTGATTTTGCTCGTAACTATGATGGCAGCGCTGAGTTGTCTGGGGCCTTTACCCTAGACTAGCAGTGAGAGGGTTTTGGCTTTGTTCGCCGCCCAGCACGCCCACTAAATCGGCAATCAGGTTTGCGAGTTCGGCGGTCATCAAGGTCATGTCGGCATCAAAGATTTCATCATCGTTGACGGCTGTCACGTCTTGTTTTTCAGTCAGGATGTCAAGCGGGGCCACGCGTTTGACGTCCAGCGCGTCGGTCAGCACAAAGCTGATGCGATCAGCCCAGGTCATGGCCAAACGAGTGCATTGTTTGCCGGCTTCAACGTGCTTGCGTACTTCGTCAATATCGGCGCTTTGCTTTACGTAACGCACGGCAGCACCGCTGTCTCCGGTGGAGCGTAGCTCGGTGTCCTGGTCCACGGTGAAGTTGGCTAGTTGCTCTTCATCCACCAGCCAGGAGGTCATTGCCCGAGCCGGTGACTGCTCCGTATACAGCGGCAGGACAGGGAAGGGGTCTACGCTCTTAGCGAACAGGCCGAGCACCTCATTACTCTTAGCCACGGCAGCGGTATCAATCACAAACCAATGGTTTCGTGTGTCGATCCACACTAGAGTGTCGCGCTGCACAGCATGAGAGCGGGGCATCAAATCAATGATGATCTGCTCTTTGATTTCCTTCATCTGCTTGCGGCCTGGCTTGTAGCCTTGCTGCTCTTCGATTTCGCGGGCCTTCTCGCGTGCTGCCTGGTTAACCACAGCGCTCGGCAGCAGTTTCTTTTCAGCACGCATGCAGATCAGATACTGTCCATTCACTTCATGCACCAGCTCACCACCTTCACGCGGCGGTACCCAGCCCAGGCTGAGAGGCTCTTGGCTGCCGCATGGCGCGAATTGATGCTTGGCCAACATTTCTGCCAGCGCTTGGGCTGAAACCCCAAAACGGGTGTCCAGGCGATAGATACGCAGGTTTTTAAACCACATGGGTATATTCCTTTCAGGATGGGCTATGCTCACGCGGATAAATCATCGCGTGGAGTGGGTAGGGAAATGAAGAAAGAGGATTGTGAAGCGCGTACATTGATCGCGCTGGTGGTAGGGGTGGGGTTTGGGGTGCTGATTGGCTCGGCATTACTAGCTTCTTTTTATCCGATTTTTCAGTCGAAAGAGTGGGCGGCTTGGGTGCAGGCATTGGGCTCAGTTGGAGCAATAGTTGTTGCCGTTTTTATTGGCCGGGAAAGCATGAGGTCTGCGGAGCGGCTCCAATTAGACCGGGACTTAGCTGAGAGGAAGCGGATTGAAACTGGATACAGAGAAGTTATTAGAACTTTGTCAGCACAGACGGTCGCTGTGATATCAACCGTAGAGACAGCGGAGAGTGTTGATAGCTTACGCACCAATTGGTACAGGTACGCAGAAGAGAGCATCAACGCTAGTTTGCGGGCAATTAATTCAGTTCCACTGTATGACTTAGGTAATTCGGAAAGAATCTTATTTGCTACTATTTTGGAGATGGATGCCCGTTGGGTTATTCGTAGAGTTCTCGAGATTTTGCGCGAGAAAGGTAATGCTCCACTTCTGGCTACTACGAAAAGTGTTGACCTAAAGAGAATTAGAGGCAGCGTGACAGATGCTATGAATAGTTTTAATGCGACTTATAAGTAGTGACTAATTTTTGGGATCTCGCCCAAGGTTACCGACGAGAATTACTTTGTTGACTGAAGCCATATTTAGAAGCCCGCTGCGGGGGCGATGAATTTCAGGATCACTGCGATAACAAAGAACGCAGCAGGCATCCCCAGGCACCAACTGGCCGGGGTCTCGCTTCCAGCAGGAAGGGCCTCCCACCCAAAGTGAGCAGCCAGGGGAGGGCGCACAGAGCGCACCCAGAACTTGTCAGCCAGCAGTGCGATGGAAAGCACGCCAGCCCACATAAACAGATTTGCGAACGCGGTCATAGCGCCTCCTGAAGCGAATGGGTAAAAAGAGACCCCGCGCTCAAGTAGTGAGGGCAGGGTCGGAAGGTTAGGTTGTGTCGACGTCACTAGTACGTCCACGGAGGACTGCTATCGTAGGGGCCTGTGTTTTTGACCAGCTGCGAAACAGCAGCTACTGTGGATGATATTTTTAGCCTTTCTTCGCCTTTGAGATAATCGATCGGCAGTCCGCGATCGTTTTTTGAAGGTTCTTAGGAATTTCAAGTAGAGGAGAAACCTCAGGATTAAACGACGGGAGAGGATTGCTTGAGGGGCCAAAGGTAGATTCAAGTTCCAGTGAAACCAGTGGAATGGCACGATAGGCGTTGTGAACCGACTGAAATAACCTTTGACCTTCAGCTGCAAGTTTATTTATCTGATGTTGAGGGTTTTCGAAGTTAAAAGGCTCAGACTTACTATGCACAAGTCTATTTCTAGCTAAAACAAGTCCTTTCAGCGCAGAGTACGGAGCTAGCTCCTTCTGGAATTCGTATCCAGCGACAAGTCGCATAACAATTACCCACTTTGAGAGGACATCGAGCTTATCCAAGTGATCTTTGACGTAAGCATCCCCAAGATGGTCGGCTGCGTACTCGTAAATGGCTGACTCAAAGCACATCCCGGAAAAAACGATAGTCTGCAACCCTGCGATATCTCTCAAACGTTCGGTTTCAACATATTCAGGATCGTAGTCGGACGGCTCTAGTAATTTTATTTTTCTGTTTAATTCGATGAATTGGTCGTAGCCTCGTTCGCAAGTATCAGCAAAGACACTTGTGAGAGTTCCAATGCGAGCAAAGTTTTGGCGCTGAATCTGCATACGTTATTAAAAAAATAGAAAATATGAGACAGGCTTGTCTAGCACGCAGAGTACTCTATGAAAATTCAAATTGCTATAAAGCCTGCCATCCCGCTGGCTTCAAGCTCAGACATATTGATGTCGACATTGACATTCAGGCGCACATAGGCCATTTGCTGCTCTCCTTATAAGTCACTTTCACTTCTTTGTTCGCATGAAAAACCGCCCTGAGTAGGACGGTTTCAGATGCGGCCCCACTAAAGGGGCCCAGGCCGGGATTCCAACCGGCATGACCGTTTCCGTTTTTGGCCGTCTACGCCTCACCCTCTTTCTCCGTAAACCGTGCTTTGACGGACTGGAGACGGCAGAGATACCGCGCAGAGCCACAACCATGCTTGTGGGTGCTATTGAGCCGGACGAACACCTCCACAAGGCGGGGTGAGCAACATCGGCAGGTGGGTTGTTAAAGATCGATGGATAAATATTAGCGCCGCGCTACTCTTAATGTCAATAGCGGGGCGCTAATCATTATGAGAAAAATAAACCCGCTTTCGCGGGTGGGTGAGCCTTAACGGTGCCAGTGCTGGATCAGCCGCACCTCTCTCTAAGGGATAAATATGTTTGCAGCCGAACCACTGCATCCAAAATCTCTTGGACTGCTTTTCGTTCTAGATCAAAGTCAATCTGAGGGGTTAAGGTTTTGGGGTTGTATGTTTCCAGGTGTTCAGCCCGTTGTTGATCTATTTGGGGATTGCGATTTTTAGCATTTCCAGTGTTCTGTTTCTTGGCCTTGTACTTCCGCTTCTTCATCTAATTCTCCAAGCATGTCGCACTCCATTGAGCCCTGCATTGAGCAGTGGCATGGGAGAGTTGGCGTCAGGGTGACGCGGGCATTACTGGGCATGGGATAATTTAACTGTATATCTATACAGTATTTTTGGTCAAGACGTAGCGGATTGGTGGCTACTGTATGAGGGGGCGCTAAGCTCTGCGTCAGCCTAAACTGGTACGATTCAGATATTTACTGTTACGAAGTCGCTTCGGTGTGCTCACACAGACTTAATTGATTGATCGCGAGGAGGGGGCATGTCCCTGATGGATTATCTGAAGGGCCCTGGCTACAAGTCTGAGGCCGAGAAATTGAATAAAGAATTGAAGGCTTGTCAGGATGAGTACTCTACGCTCATGAGCAAATACACTGATCTCGAAAGCCTAGCGAAAGATTGTGGAGTGCCGGATGTTGAGGCTGTCAGAAACTTGGTGGCAGCAGAGAAAAAGTCGTTGGAAGAATTTCAAACCGGTGTCGTGAGCGCCGAAGAAGCTTTTCGCTATTCTCAGGAACGTCTGAAGAATGTAAGGAAAGAAATTCTTGTTCATGAGGAAATTGTCTCGCTGGAGTCATTCGCTCTTTATATTCCAAAATATGACTTTGTTAATAGCTCTGAATACAAGATACGGCTGGATGCTATTCGCGAGCAACAGAAGGCTCTGATCAAGGAAAATGCGGCGGCAACAGGTAGCACTGACTGGGTGGTAAACGGGAAAAAGTCGGAAGGTAAGAAACTGGTCAATGACATCAAGAAGCTTTTAATCCGGTCTTTTAATAATGAATGCGATCAATGCGTCGATCACGTTAAATTTAACAATGTCGAGCGTTCTGAGGCCCGGATTCAAAAATCCTTTGAAACATGCAATAAGCTAGGTATGGTTGCCAATGTATCCCTATCTAGAGAGTACTTATCTCTTAAGCTCGATGAGCTCCATTTGGCGCATGAGTTTCAATTAAAAAAGCAAGAAGAGAAGGAGGATGCCAAGAAGGCAAGGGAAGACTTAAGGGAACAGCAAAAGCTCGAACAAGAAATTCGCGCAGCGAGAGAGAAGATTAACAAAGAGCGCAAACATTTCGCTGCGGCTTTGTCTTCCCTACAGACCCGACTTGAGCAAACGCCGGAGGGTCAAGACCGCGAAGGCATCCTTGCTAGGATCAACGAAATACAGGCACAGAGCGAAGCAATCGACTCAGAAGAGAAGGCAATCGATTACCGGGAAAAGAATGCCAAGGCTGGATATGTTTATGTCATTTCCAATATCGGCGCTTTTGGGGAGGGCGTTTATAAGATTGGGATGACGCGGCGGTTAGAGCCGATGGAACGCATTTCTGAGCTAGGCGATGCTTCCGTGCCGTTTTGGTTTGACGTCCATGCAATGGTTTTCTCGGACAATGCCCCGGCCCTTGAAGCTAAGCTGCATGAGCATTTTTCCTCTGGTCGATTGAATAAGATCAACGGGAGAAAAGAGTTTTTCCGGGCTGATATCAAAGAGATTGAGGATGTTATTCGCAGAAATTACGATTCAGCCATTGAGGTATTGCATGAGGCTCCGGCTGAGCAATATCGCGAAAGCCTGCAGATGACTGCTCCCTCAAAGGCAATCCAACTGGCCGAAATGGCTGCGCTGGATGAGTAGTGGCCAGCACGTGATTGAAGGATAAGATGGTATTACTTTTTGTATTTTTGGGGGCGAGAGGGACAGATGAGCAGACTTAGTCGGATGACCGTGGGAGTGGTGCTGGCCATCGGCCTGGCTGGATGTGCCAAGCAGGTTTTGTATAAACCTGGCGCCAATGTCTGGGACTTTGAGGCAGATAAGTCAGCATGCGAGTACGAAGCGTTGAAATATGCTGGCGGGTTCGACAACTCTTATAGGAGCGCGTTTGGTTCGTCGCTGGACATGGCGCTAAGGAGAAATGAGATAACGATGGCGTGCATGCGCCAGAAAGGCTGGCACCCGGCACCCGCCAGCAATGCTGCTCCTGAGAAATTTACGCCGACTAAAGTTGATCTACCTACCTGAATAAGTGTCGACCAACAAAAAAGCCCCGTGTGAACTGACTATCGTATTTCGTCATGAAAAACACCCCAAAGGTCGGTTCAATGTCCAGCTTTTGAGGTGCAGCTCAGGAGGGGCTCAGTATGTAGTCTTGAGTTTAGGCAATACGTTTGCGTTGTTCTATTTGGGGTGCGTTAGCCGACAGTCCGAGCGCCGTTAAGGCAGCATTGGCAAAAGGGGCTGGTAGGTCTTTCTTCTTAACCTGCAGAGAAAGGTACCCGGTCAACTTGCCACCCCTTATGTAATCCTCTCTAAACCATTTTTTGAAAGCTCCAAGCGCCATTTCAGGATAAGCCCATGGTTCTTGTGGGTTTGATTTTGCTTGCGCATAACAAGAGGGGTAGTCATGATCGTACTTGATGCGCGCGCCGTAAAGCTCATCCCCAGAAATGGATAGCCAGTGCTTTGACCACGCCATACCCACACTGATATCAGGAACAAAACTCTGATCAGTATGGATCCCGTTCTGGCCAAGCGTTATGAAGAGATCATGAATAGCGTGAAAAATGCCAAAATATCCTTCTGGCACCGTGTTATGAAGCAGGGATGCACGGTCATGGAATGGCTGCCACAAGGAAGGCACTGCATTTGCTGGATCGTACCCACAGCTTTGGTAGATGAAGTCGCGGAATGATTTTCTGGCTAAGATGCGATAGTTGTGTTTTGCATCATCGGTACTGTGGGCTCCCGCCTCGAAAGCATAGTATTCAAGGATAGCCATGCACACAGCGTCGGGAAACGCATGAGTGTCCCCATACTTACCGACAAAACGAGTATAGAGAAAGTCGCCGGGATGCCCTTGTTCAAGGATGAGTCGAAGTATTACTTTGCCGCGCGGCTTAGAAACTTCATCTCCCCAGTTATTGGCAAAGCGGAGCAGCCCAGAGTGATCGATGCCGCACATTCTGGCCAGTCCACGCAAGCCCATAAACGGAGATCCGTCACCCAGGACCCCCATGTGCACACCATCAATTTCAGCCTCAACCAAAGGGTGGTGACTATTAGGCCCATTTTTGCTTGTATCTATTTGATTTTTATTGATAATGGGGTGGTGACTACCGTTTCTTTTTCGCATGATTACAGACCTTTTTGTAAAGGTTGGTTGACGCTAGCACCACAAAATCAGACAATATTCACCGACACGGATGTCATTTTCTTGGTGCTAGCAAGAAATGCAGACATCTCATAGCCACCTGAGTTTGCGCAAACTCAGGTGGCTTTTTCTTTATCTGCCAATACATTATATGACTGCTTTGAACTAGCGTCCTTCTTGATGTCGCCTTTAGGTACTAGGCGTTACAAAGACGTGCATGATTTTATTGGTTTTTTTTGTTTTGGGTTTATTTACACCACTATATGTTGTGGTTTTTTGAGGCCAGACATGTGTTTTAATTAGGTCGTTACGGCGTAACTTATTGATTGGTCGATGCGGGTATCGATGTAGCTCACACCGAGTAGGAGTAAACGGAGTTGGGTAAACAATCAAGTAGCAACCGTCGAACAAAAAGCCCCGCTTTGCGGGGCTGGTGATATGGTCTTGCAAAAAGCTTCTAGGTGTAGGATTTAGGACCGTCAGTCTGTATGGTTCATTTCTTCAAATAGGTATGGAGCAATTGAGATCTGCTTCTGATGAGCTGCTTTTCCTACGAAGTATTTTATATCTCGGCTGTCTTCCATTTTTCCTTGTACCCGCCCAATTTGATGGACTAGCATATTGCGACCGTCTACGCTAAGCCATTGGTGAAATCTCGCCCGTCTCTTACCGTCCGAAGTAATATTCAGTTCGTTCAACTTACTTTTCAAAAATCCGTACTCAAGAGGCTCGTAGATGTATTTGTTGATAAATTTCCCGTAGTACTGCGGCCTTGATCTAGATGTGGTAGGTTGATTACCGTACAGCCTGTCCAGTTCAGCGAAAAACGAATCAGGAAAGGTATGAACCCACTTTTGAAGTCCTTCCGCCAGATACTTGGAAAGCAGAAGACGCAGAGCGTCGTGCTTACGGTCTTTCTGAAATCCTGTAGCCTCGTCAATCAGAGCGTCTATACCCACTTCGGCTAAAGCGCTTAAGAGTATTTCTGACTGGATCGCAAGTTTCTTCTGTGGTTCCGTTAAGATGTCATCCCCTGCACGTCGCGCTGCTAAATAAACCTCACACATCTTTGGAAGTAGCCCGGCTGAGTACCCGGTTTTTTCCTGCCTTCCATCAACGTATCGAATTACTTTGGTCCGGTCTAAAACCTCTTGATTTATAAAAGGTTCTAGGTTTTTTGCGGCAATAAAAGGGGGGATTTTGGTCCCATCTATCTCAAGTCGGGAATTCGCCCCTTTTCGCGGCCTCCCAAAAGCCTTAAAGATCGAGGCTGCTGATAGCACGCGTGTCTCATTCTCTAGCACAGCGCACTCTAATTCAACGTCTCCAATAGGAAGCAGCCCAGGATATACCGCTTTGGGCAAAGATTGAGATGTCCTCTGCTCTGTTCTCTCGGTGGGCTCGTTGTTGGTTGATTGCTTCAGGTTGTTGACAGATGGATTCGCCAGACCAATATCTGAAAACAGTTGCTCTGAGATACTAGTACTTAATGGGTTAATGCTGATTAGATCCTCGGGCTTTAACGCAAGGCCGTACTGCTGAGCTAATTCCATTAGTTTAAGGTGCCATTTCACTGGAATGGTCCCGGACTTGGCCCAATACGCTGCTGTGCTTTGAGCTATTCCCAAGAGTTGAGCTAGCGCAGACTGGCCGCCGAATAGATTGATGACTTCGCGTGCGTGCATGATCTTCTCCTAGGGGTTTTGAGATATTTACAGTCAGTTATTAATGGATTTTATTTTTTAGTCAGCTTTATTTGTCGCTTCTGTCCGCCTCTTGTCTTCCATGTTTTCACATGTGAGGCTAAATCTAAGTGTTTCGTGGTTAAAAAATAAGGAGCCAAATGGCTCCTTGTCTCTTCCTGCTCAATCCATCTTACGTACAGCCTCCCTGGGCTGGGTCAAATCTTTGCTTATCAATCCTCAATCTCCAGTCCAAGGTTTTTGGCAGCAACGCGCATAGCAGACTCGAGACGAATCACGTCTGCGCGCTCCAACGTCAGAAGCTTACTCTTAGGAATGGCAGGGAATGGCCATGCGTCGTTAGAGAGGTCTGGATCTGTGTCCATCCATCCTAAGGGCTTCCCGCAAGCCTCCTCCAGTGCTCTAGCCAATGGAGAGCCCATTTGTTTTGGCTTTCCGGTTTTGCTGCCTAGCGACTGGTTAAGGATTTGGCTATAGGTTGAATCGCGATCATTCTTTCCGGTAGCCCGATTTAAGTCCGCAGCAGTGCCGCCCACCTCTTTGATGAGCATTTTTAGTCTGATGCGGCGGACTTCTTCAACAGTTTTCATAGAACTTAATTAAACAGCGCAGAGCTAAGCAAATGGCGTAGCGCGGCGCTATTGACATCGCACATAGCGCTGCGCTAATCTTTGGGCATGAAGCTATCAGAACTCTACAAATCTCTTTCGAAAACTGAGCGTGCTCTTCTTGCGGAACGAGCTGACGTTGGGCATGGCTATCTATGGCAGATCGCCACAGGTTGGAGAGGTAAGCGCCCGTCCCTGCTTGTGCTGGACCGCCTTTTGAAAGCGGATAGTCGTCTGAAAGCTAAAGACTTAATCGCTGAGTTTGCTGAGCAGCAGACCAAGGAACCCCACATGCCCAACACCCCCGACCCCAAACCCGATGACCGTATCCCCATCGGTCCCCCTGACTGCATTACGAAAGGGGGCGCACATGCTTAAACGCCTGTACGCCCGCCTGGTGTTGTGGCTAATTCAACCGGCCATCAAGCTCCAGGGTGATCGTCTAGCCCAGGCTGCAGGGTTCACAGATCAAGAGGCTCGGGATGCAGAGATTTCGGCAAAAGCCGCTTTAGCTGCTGAGTCAGCTCGCCAGACACTTCGTCGGCATCACTTACTCCGGCTCTGAACCGGGCATGGCTTCGTACTTTTTGGTTTATGAGCGTCCTCAATCGTTCCGCTCGTTGAGGGTCAGTTGCCGCCTCATCTAGCAAGGCGGAAAGAAGTATCTCCAAGGCTGTGATCTGCACGCTATGCGATCCGACCGTCGAATTTAAGGAGAGTGCGGTATTTACCAAGTCGCTATTGATTCTTAATTGCTGATCAGTAGAAGTCACGGTCAATCCTTTTCAGAAAAATTTAGTTACTTGCATTTCTAAGCATAGCTGATCGGGATTGACCACCTCAATGAACGGTAACGGCCCCGAGTTCACCCAGACCATGCAGTTCATTCCAAACAAGCCGGTCGTATATGCCGGTGATGTGGTCATCGGTAGGGCAGTTGAAGGCCTGATAGGCCAGCTCAGTAGCTCCATCAATGATTTCAAAGCGGGGGAGTTCTTTTTTATCCATCCCTGCATTTTCAGTTTCACGACCGATTTTTTCCATTTGTAGTTTCCGTCCCTGATTTATCACTACGTACTTTTCACACTTTTACTGTAGCGATTGTGAGGGGAGGGCGAAACGCTGAAATACACAGGAGTTCAGCCCAATGACAAGACGTTTTTCTTCCTTGAACTGGCGAGACGCGCTCTACAGTGCCGTCCGTCAGGCCCCAGGCGGCGTTGGCGCGGCTGCCTTGTTTCTCTCTGACCGGCGCGGCCTGTCGATTCATCCCGAGTCACTGCGCCGGAAACTGACCGGTGGTGAGCAACTGGACATTGACATGGCCTTCTTGCTGACCGAGTGGCTCGATGAGCTGGCCGACTGCCGGGAAAGCGCACGGGACTGGCTCATCGCTGCTGCTCAGCAGGGAGGCCTGCATGTAGTTGATCTACCACCTGAGCCGGTAGGGGGATTCGAGAACGAGGCCGGTGCTCTGAACGAGAAGGCGCTCAAAGCAGCCGCTGAGCTTGGCGAAATGTGTAGCGCCATCACCGGCACCACAGCCGACGGTCGTGTGACTCATGAGGAGCGGGAGCGTGTGGTGGCCAAAGCCTTGGATCTGATCCGCCTGTGCTTTCGCATCATCCGCAACGTGACCCGCTGGCACCGCAAGGAGGTCTCAGTATGACCAAAGCACCTTACGGTACTTACTACACCGATCTGTACAAGCTGGGCTGGTTCAACAACCCCCAGGTATGCAAAATCCTGAAAGTCGCTTTCGACCAAGAGCCACATGAACGCCAACAGCAGATCAAAGACCGTCTCTACGCAGAGTTCGGCACGGATAGCCTGGCGATGGTGAACCCACAGCACTTCGTGCGCACCCTTGACGGCATGGGCCTGTTCTTCACGCTGCCGACCTCACTCAAGGATCAGCTGCGATGAAGAAAACAGAATGGCCACAGCGCACCCAGTTGCAGCGTCGCCAGGCACTCAAGCGCAGTGCATTCAAAGCCAAGCCCAAACAGAAGAAGGGCCTGAGCATGCCTCTAGTCGTAGCCAAGATGGCAGGAACTCTTTTCAAGCACCAGCCCAAACCGCCAGCCGTATTCCGCTCTGAGCAGCATTTAAAGAATGTAGCGGCATTACCCTGCGCCAATTGTGGCCTAGAGAAGCGCTCACAAGCAGCGCACATGAATGGGGTTGAGTTCGGTAAAGGCTTGGGCCTAAAGGTCTCAGACGCTTTGGTTTTTCCGCTCTGCGCTGATGGCTTCCTGCGTCGGGGTTGCCATGGACTCCATGACCAAGGCGGCATCTACGACAAAGGTACAGCCGTGGGATTGCAGCTTACTTGGCTGCAGAACACACGCGATGAATTGAAACGCTTGGGCCAATGGCCTGAGCAAGCCGACCGCGACGTAGAGACGTTCGTGGGGGCGTATTTAAGGAGGCAACTGGCATGAAGCCGCTAGACACTATCAGGGCTATTGGCAGGCCAATCGCTTATCACGCTTCACTGGCACGCCATGTAGGCGGCGTTGCTACGGCCATCTTTCTTGGTCAGCTGATGTACTGGGATGAACGATCCACAGACGAGCGTGGCGTCCACAAAGAATCCAAGCAGTGGGAGGAAGAGACTGGGCTGTCCTACCGCGAGCAGACGACCGCACGCAAGAAGCTGCGGGATCTCGGTCTGCTGGTGGAGACCCCAGAACGCCTACACCACCGCATCTACTACAAGCTGGACCGTGAGGCTTTTAACGCCTGGATTGAGACCCTTTCTAAGGACTCTGATTCTGAAATTGGCGAACTACCGAAAGCGCATTTCCCGAACGACGAAAACGCAATTGGGGGACAACACATTCCGCAATCGGGGGATGACGTAAAGCGCAGTTCGTTAATAGAGAAGACTACTACAGAGACTACTGCAGAGATTACAGAAGATATTTCGTCCGGGTGCCGATTCCAGGAGTTCTGGGATGCCTACCCGAACACTGCTCGCCGAGTAGCGAAATCGAAGTGCCTGGAGAAGTGGAAGGCCCACAAGCTCGATGCTGATGCCGACACGGTGGTAGGCCACGTCAGAGCAATGTGCAAGACGACGCAGTGGAAGGATGGCTTTGAGCCTGCGCCGTTGACGTACCTGAACCAACGTCGTTGGGAGGATGGTGTGCCAATGGACAGCAGCCAAGGGGGCGGAAAGCCCGGCTCACCCCAGCACACAGGGTTTGATCAGAAAAACTACGGGGAGGGCATTGGCGATGATGGCCGTTTCTAACCTTGGCGGGATGTTGTCCGCGCTGGAGAGCTCCACGATGAACGCTCTTGCGGCTGGCAAGGACCCAAAGGCCATGATCGAGGACGAGATCCGACGCATTCAGGCAGGTGTGGCGGCAGATCGGGCGAAGACGATATCGCATTCGATTCTGTCCCGTGCCGCCATCCCACCTCGCTTTGCCAATCGTCGCCTGAGCAACTATCTGCCCACTTGTCCGGAAGCGGCCAAGGCTTTGCAGGTTGCCCAGCAGTACGCGGACACGTTCCAGCAGGCCATGGGTTCTGGACGCAGCCTGATTTTCATCGGCAACGTGGGGGCGGGCAAGACTCACCTGGCCGTGGGCATTGCTCATGAGGTGATGCAACAGGGCTATTCGGCACTGTTTACTTCGGTCATGGGGGCGGTACGCAGCATCAAGGAAACCTACGGGCGCCGTGAGCTGACCGAGTCTCAGGCCATTGCCCGCCTGGTTGAGCCTGACCTGCTGATTCTGGACGAGGTCGGTGTGCAGTTCAGCAGCGATACCGAGCGCTTGTATCTGTTCGAAATCCTGAATGGCCGGTACGAGAGCATGCGGCCCACCATCGTGATCAGCAATCTGGACATGGCTGGCATCAAGGACTGCCTGGGCCAACGTGTCTTTGACCGATTACGCGAGGGAGACGGTCGGGCTGTGACGTTTGCCTGGGATAGCTACCGGGGGCGTGGATGAGTCCGCAGAAGCGGGAAGCAGCAGAGAAGGCAATGCAAAAGTTGGATGGATGGACGGTGGTGGATCCGCAGCGAGATCACAAGGCTTGGGCAAAGAAGATTCTCGCTAACCCGGCAGGGCGGTCACCGACAGTGATTTGGATGGCTCAGCGAGCAGTAGGAGAAGCGGAATGAGTGAAGTAACGGGTTTGGCTCTATTGCTGCCTTGGCCGGATATGCGGCTGATGCCTAATCGCAAGAACGGTCGACACTGGGGCGGCGTCCAGTCAGCCAAGGAGCAGGCCAGGCGCGACGGGCGTGTGACGGCAGTCGTAGAGCTTGGTCGGCGGCGCTTTATCGGCGGGGACCGCATCCCAGTGAAAGTGACTTTCATGTCACCAGACCGCAGAGGGCGCGACCTGGACAACCTGCTGGCCTGCATCAAGCCGCAAATTGACGGCATCGCCAAAGCCCTTGGGGTGGATGACAAACGGTTTCGACCGCTGATTGTTGATGATGGATTGGACCCAGCTAAGCGCGGGTATCTGAAGATTGAAGTGGGGAATGTATGAAATCGCAGATTGAAATCTTGCTGGGTGAGTGGGGCCGCTGGAAGCGTGGTGAGAATCGGAGTGTATTGGGCTATCCGAAAAAAGCGGCTTTCATGGTCATGCGGGTGGATGGCGGTACTCACATGGACCCATCAGAGTTTGTGTCCGATAAAGAAGTAGAGCGCTTGGACGTGGAGGTAAATGCTATACACCCGGAATATCGAGCAATTCTGTCCATGCATTATGTCCGGCCAGGGGCTATCAAGGAGAAATTGGAACGACTGAATATCTCCAGAGCGCTGTATTACTTCCGGCTGGAGTTCGCGACCAAGCAGCTGGCGTTTCAGATGGGGTTTGTGCCACCTGGTGTATCGGCAGCTCAACAGGGGGCTGCAGCGCGAGGCACGTAGTTTGGGCATGGGTGGCGCTTTATACGTATGGGTTGTTACTATTTCCTATTCTTTTGCACTGGGGAATAGGATGAAAGGCTTTAAAGCGCTATCTGCTTGCGTGGCTGTCGCGGCATTTTCTTTTATTACGTCATCTACTTATGCGAGCGACCTAATCTCGGAGGAGCACAGTTTTTCTGATTCCTCCAAGAAGACTCGGTCGGAAGAGGATGCCTTGGGCGGTGGCAAGAGATTGTCAATCAAAGAAGAAGGGGAAAAGGATGGAGCTAAGTATCTGTTTTATCACTCAGATGGCAGTGGAAGAATAGCTGGAGATGCTGAAAATGATTTGTCGTATCTCCGATTTGATGGGATGAATTGGTCAATATCATGCAATAAGGATGCCATGAATGACCGCGTAACTTGCCGTGCAAACAGAGGAGATCTGTTGGTGTTTTACTCGAAGAGCGACGGGTTCTTGGTTGACTTAATGGGTGATAAATATCCGGGTAGCAATATATCTATACGTGTTAATAACGGGCAAGTAGTTACAGCCGGAGAGGCAAGTGGGTTTTCAAAGAGCCAAAGCAAAAACATACTAGCTTCGATTAAGGATGGGGATAAGGTGGCGACCCGCTATATTGGCTGGCCATATAAGAACAATAAAGATCAAGTTAGTGAGGTATATGGTTTAAACGTGGTGAAGCAGTACTTGGTTTGGGCTGTAAGCAAAATTAAGTGAGTTGCGTAGGTATATCAAACTATTTTGTCTAGACACGTTGACGAAGTGTCTATACTCAATCAGAATAAATCCCGTAGGCTGGATATTGCTCAGCCTGACAAAAGGAGCCCTGCCAGTGATGGTGGGGCTTTTTGTTTCTGCTTGAAGGCCAAGCATACTTAAATCGGTAGATGCCGAGCCTGAGAGGGTGGGAAAGCTTTGCTGGTCTAGGGCCGTTCCTTTTTGGAGCGGCCCTTTTGTTTGGGAAAAGCCGGGGGCCCCTAGGGCAATAGACCCGGTAAGGGGGATTCGAACCCCGGACTCTCGCTGTTCACGAGTTTTTTCAATGGGGGGGTTATATTTTTTCCCCTCTAAAGCTAATGCACATGCGCCTTCCTTGAAAAAAATGGCCTCCCTTGAAAGAGGGGGGTTATATTTTTCGAGGGGGGTTATATTTTTGGGGCGTCCCATGCTTGAATACACCAGCACCGCGAAAGAGGGCGCTCGGTGGCTCAGCCGTGGCGAACGCCAAGTGCCCTACGCAACGTCGCTGGCACTTAATAAGACGGCATCAGCAATTCAAAAAGCGCTTGTTGAGCAAATGGGACAAGTGTTTGACCGCCCAACGCCCTATACATTGCGATCGCTGCGGTTGCAGCGGGCAACAAAACAGAACCTGACAGCGTCCGTTGCTTATAAAGACTTTGCAGGCAAGGGGACGGCGGCAAGTAAATATCTGCGTCCCCAGGTCGATGGCGGCAAGCGTCGCCAGAAGCGATTCGAAAATGCCCTGGGCCGGATTGGCCCCAGCGGTTACTACGTTCCTGCTGGTGGTGCTGATCAAGACGCCTACGGGAATATGTCACGCGGTCAGATCGTCAAGCTGCTGTCCTACTTGCAGGCCTTTGGGGAGCAGGGATATCGGGCGAATGCGACAGATAAGAGTCGTGCACGTACCGAGAAGGTACGGCGCAGTGAAGCTGGCTACCGTCGCATCAATGGGGTCATGTACTTCATTTCCAGAGGAAAGGGCACGGTATCGGGGAACCGGACGCAGCATTTACCAGCGGGCGTATGGCGTAAGACTGGTACACATGGGGCAGACGTGGCACCGGTGCTGCTACACGTCGATAACGTGAGCTATACGAAGCGTCTACCCTTTTATGAGACCGCTGATGAGGTTTATGGAAAGCGGTTTGAGGATGAGTTCACCCAAGCTTTTGAGCAGGCCATGGCCACCGCACGATGATTGATCTAGATAAAAAAATCACCCAGGCCAGGTTTGCTCAAGTTGTGGGCATTACTCAGCCTGCTGTCAGTGGCTTGCTTGCTCAAGGAGTCTTAACGGTGGGCGACAACGCCGGAAACTGGCTCTTGTCGTACTGTGGGCATTTGCGTGAGATAGCGGCTGGTCGCACCCGTCAGTCTGACGACTCAATTGATCTGGTCTCTGAGAAGGCGAGATTGGCTGCCGCCCAGGCAGACAAGATTGAGATGGAAAACAACGTCAAAAAGGGGGAGCTTGCTCCTGTTGCTGTGCTGGAGGAAGTGCTTGTGCGGGCAGGCGGCAAGATCGCAGCACAGCTCGACACGATACCGGCATCTTTAAAACGCCGCATACCGTCACTGACGGATTCTGACATCGGTTTCGTCAGGCGAGAAATTGCGAAGGCCCGCAACGCGGTTGCAAATCTGAACCTGGAGGATGTCGAGGCAGACGAAAATGAGGCGAAATAATGCTGGTCACGCAGAATCGAGCAGCGATTGCACGCGCTTTGCGCCGTGGCCTGGCTGGCTTTGCCGCACAAGAGCCAATTTCTTTGCGGGAGTGGGCTGAAAGTCACTTTTATCTGTCAGCTGAGTCCTCGTATGTGGAGCAGCGTTGGGAAGCCTGGCCGTTTCAGCGTGGCATTCTGGCCTGCATCGGTTGTGATGATGTTCATGAGGTGGATGTCATCAAATCGGCGCGGGTTGGTTATACCAAGATCTTGCTGGCGGCGGTTGGATACTTTGCGGAGCATAGACGACGCAACCAAGTATTGTGGCAGCCGACTGATTCGGCGCGGGATGAGTTTGTAAAAACCGAACTGGACACGATGATTCGTGACGTTTCGGTTCTTCATCCGATATTCCCCATGCGGGAGGCCAGGCACAAAGACAATACGCTTCTGGTAAAGAAGTTCATTGGCAGCATGCTTCACCTGCGCGGGGGGAAGTCAGCAGATAACTACCGTCGATTGTCGGTCAGCGTCGGGTACTTGGACGAGTTCAGCTCGTTCGATAGCAATATTGATGGGGAAGGCGATCCCGGCAAGCTCGCACTGAAGCGATTGGAGGGGGCGACATTCCCCAAGTTGGTTGTCGGTTCCACACCGAAGATCAAAGGCCTGTGCTTAATGGAAAAGCGGGCAGAGGGGGCGGACGCTCGCTATACCTACCATATCCCTTGTGCCCATTGTGACGAGCTCCATGACTTGGAGTGGGGCGGGAAGGGTGAGCCCCATGGCTTCAAGTGGGTTGATGGTGATCCTGAAACGGTGCGCCATCTTTGCCCGCATTGCGGTGCCTTGGCGACTCAAGGTGAGTATTTAGCTGCTGCAGAGCGCGGTATCTGGGTTGGGAGTGATGGGACCACCATTGATCAAGATGGCGTGTTCCGCGACTCAGAAGGTAATTTAATCCAGCCGCATCTGCGTGTTGCTTTCCACGTGTGGACCGCATATAGCCCCTTGGTTTCATGGCCCAAGATCGTTAAGGAGTTTATGGAAGCCCACAAGAAAGCATCTACTGGTGAGGATGAGGAGCTGCGTACATTCTGGAACACCACACTCGGTCGCACCTGGGAGGGTGAAATCGAGCGCATGGAGTCCGATGAGCTACAGCGCCGAGCTGAAGTTGAAGGCTACCGCTCCCCTGGTCTTGATGATGGGTTGGTCCCCAAACGATGCATGCTGTTGCTGGCGGGAGCTGACATACAGGGTAACCGTATTGAGGTTGGGGTATGGGGAGTAGGTAAGGGCGGGGAAATGTGGGTCGTAGACCACCAAATCCTATTTGGGAACCCGTCTGAGGACGAGGTGTGGACCAAGCTGGATGAGCTGCTGTTTGAACGCCGATATTTGCATGAGGGCGGGCAACAGATGCCAATCTACGCTACTGCCATCGATACGGGCGGCCACCACTCTCATGCTGTCTATGAATATGCTCGGAAGAATCGTGCACGCCGAGTATATGCGATCCGGGGACGGCCGACGGGTGAGAAGCACATCAAGGATGGTGTCACACAAGTGGACATCGACTGGCGCGGGAAGCGTGTCAAGAAAGGTGTACGGCTTTGGTACGTCGGCACCAATATGGCCAAGGATCTTTTGTTTGGGCGACTGCAGGTTGAAGAACCGGGTCGAGGCTATGTTCACTTAGCGGCAGATATGTCGCAAGAGTGGTTCAGACAGTTTGCCGCTGAAGTTCGAGCGGTGCGTCGTACCGCATTCGGCTCACGTTCAGTATGGACGCCAATTCGTAAGCGAAACGAAGTGCTCGACTGCTGTGTCTATGCGCTTTGGCTTGAGGCTCACCTTGAATTGGCCAGAAAGACAGACAGATGGTGGGCGAACTTCGCTGAGAAGCTCGGCGTTGACGAGCCTGGCGATGATCCAGGTCCCACCGAAACTCCACAGAAAACGCCCGCAACTGCGGGCGTTTCTGTTTCTAAACCACGAACACAACCGGCCACTGGTGTCAGGCGGGCTGCGGTGAGAACGGGGTCATCAAGTTACTTACGGAGCAGACGCTGATGGCGTATACGCGTGAAGATTTGGAGGCAGTGAACAAAGCGATTGCCAGCGGTGTGCTGAAAGTTCGCTATGGGGATAAGGAGGTTCAGTATCCCTCGGTTAATGATCTGATTCGGGCCAAACAACACATTGTCGCTGAGCTCAATGCGGAGAACGGCAATCGCAAGCCTTGGGTGTTCCGTATTCGGAATAAAGGGAAGGGGGTCTGATGCGGTATCAAACATTGCAGCAGGCCGGATTTGTGTTACCTACCCGTTTGAATGCTGCCTCATCCTCTGCCTATGAGGGAGGAAGTGCAACGGGGAGCCGCTCCAAGAGTTGGAACCCCTCGGCGGCTGGCCCTAATAGTGCCGCCACGGGCAATCTTGGGATTATTCGCAGGCGAGCTCGGGATGCTGTACGTAATGATCCTTGGGCAAAAACAGCGGCTGCTCGTTGGGTCTCGAACGTTATCGGGACAGGAATTCAACCATACCCTCGACATCCTGATCGGGGGGTGCGTAAGGCGCTTAAGGAATTATGGTCAGACTGGGTAGGTGAGTCTGATGCCGATGGGCTGCTTGGCTTTTATGGTCAGCAGGCTTTAGCAGCCAGGTGCCTGTTTACCGACGGCGAGGCCCTGGGGCGGATTCGTATGCGTAGGCCGGAGGATGACCTCGTTGTCCCCATGCAGATTCAACAGTTTGAAGGGGACTTCCTGCCAGTTGAGGAAACGAGAAGTCTGGCAAATGGCCATGAAATTGTGAACGGCGTGGAGTTTGACCGCATTGGTCGGCGCGTGAACTACCACTTGTGGGATCGGCATCCCGCAGAGCCAGGTGGGCTCAGGAGTAGAGCTTTACGTCCGGTACCTGCCGATATGGTCGTTCACGCATACCCCGTCCTTCGGCCAGGTCAGGTGCGAGGTGTATCTGAGCTTGCCACTGTTCTTTTGCGACTGAAAACCTTAGATAACTTTGATGATGCCGTTGCATTCCGACAGGAGGTGTCGAATCTCTTTGCCGGTTATGTCGTCACAAAAGAGGATGAGAGCGAAGGGCCAGACCCAAGCAGTTTTGCTGATCCCAGCATAGAGCCTGATGCCGACGGTGTACCGCTGATTGGTATGGAGCCGGGGTCTGTCACCTCATTGCCTCGTGGGACAGATATTAAGTTTGCGTCGCCGCCTGGGGCGCCCGACAACTACGCGGAGTTCATGCGGCAGCAACTGATGGCCGCATTTGCATCCGTCGGTATGCCATATGAGACGACGGGGGACCTGCGCAATGTAAGCGATAGGACTCTGCGCGTCGTGGTGAACGAGTTTCACCGTCAAGTTGAGCAGTACCAGTGGGGAGTATTTATCCACCAATGGTGTCGACCAATCTGGAACGCCTGGATTAACGCTATCGCGCTGTCGGGGATTATGCCGATGAAGTACTTAGAGCGCCGGCTGTTCCGCCGTGTGCTCTGGGTTCCTCAAGGGTGGGCCTACTTCAATCCTGTGCAGGATGTAAAGGCGAACACCGATGCGGTGAGGGCTGGCTTTACGTCGCGGTCTGCAATCATTCTCTCGCAGGGCGAAGATCCCGAGGAGGTAGCAGCTCAAATTCGAGCTGATAACGATCAGGCGGATTCCGACAACTTGAGCCTGGACAGTGATTCACGCCATGCACGAAACAAAGGCGCAGAGCTTGGCGACCCGAGTGAACGTGATGATGACCCCTCTGGGGCCTGACTTAACTTTTAGGAGCCACTATGGCTAAGAAATGGCTTTCGATTCAAGCCAAGCAGATTGGCGAAGAAAAGGTCGCCGAAGTGCGAATTTACGATGAAATCGGCTTCTGGGGGACGACTGCGAAATCGTTCGTCCAAGAGCTCGATGCAGCAGCGGCGGATGCCACCAAGATTGTTGTATCAATTAACAGTCCAGGCGGAAACGTGTTTGACGCCTTTGCTATTTACAACGCGCTGATGCGTCATAAGCTGCCTGTTGAAACCCGTGTGGATGGTGTGGCGGCTTCGGCTGCATCGCTGGTGTTCATGGCGGGCGACGAGCGCATTATGCCCGAGAACGCGATGTTGATGATTCACAATGCCTGGATTATCACGGCTGGCACGGCGGATGAGATACGCAAAACCGCTGAGATGATGGACAAGGCCCGCGATGGCATCGTCACGGCCTATCGGCGCAGTGGGCTGGCTGATGAAAAAATTATTGAGCTGATGGATGCAACTACCTGGATGGACGCCTTGGAAGCGCAGTCCATGGGGTTTTGCTCTCTCATTGAAGGGCCCGTCAAGTTGGCCGCGTCAACTGACTGCGTAGATATTTTGGAAAAATTGGGTGGGGCTCCTTTCGAGTTCGTCGCCACACTTCGTGCGCAAGTCGAGGGGGAAGGCGAACGGCAACCATCCAGTTCGACTCCAGATCCTGTTGTAGAGCCGAAGCAAGAGCCCTCTATGCCAGCAGCTCCGCAGGATGCTTCCACCATCGCTGCACAGATCTACGCCCAAAGTCGTGAGCGAGGCATCCCTCAATTGGCTGAAGCTGTTTTGTTGTCGGGTGGTCTTGGGGGCGCAGACGCGGCGACTGCTCGCCTAGAAGCCGCAGAACAGATCGCTGTCTTGTGCGCTTCGGTCAAGCTTCAGGATAAGGCAGCAGAGTTTGTGGCGGCGGGCTTGTCGGTTGAGCAGGTACGTGCCCGACTTTTTGAGCATGTAGTGAGTGCTGCTGACTCCATACAGATCAGCAATTTGCAGCGCGACCAAGCCCCCAATAATTCATCGGCCCCGGAGCGGAGCGGGCCGAATCACCAGGCGATCTACGCCAAGCGTAAAGCCCTCTCCGCATAACCAGGAGTTATCACATGCCTTTTATTGAACAGAAACCCCGCACAGCAGATTTCCTGCTGTCAGAAGCCAACGGTTCCCGCTCCCGCGAGACTGGGGAAATGGCCCCCACGACAACAGCTATTTATGCCGGTCAGGTCTTGGCTTTGAATGCCGATGGCCGCTATGTCCCATTTGCGGGCAAGGGCGATGAACCGGACTCTCCCGTTAAGGCGGTCGGCGTGCTGTATGCCAATGTACCCGCATCCGATGAGCCTCAGGCTGTGGTGGTTATTCGGCGCGACGCTGAGGTGGCTGGTGAGCTGCTTTTTGGCCTGGATGCTGACGCTTCCGCGAACTTGAAAGATGTCGGCGTGATCGTTCGCATTTAACTTCGACTTATCGCAAACAAACTCCAGGCCGCCTAGCGGTCTTTTTTTATTTTTAGGAGCCGTAATGGCAGATATCAATATTTTTCAGGATGAGGCGTTTTCTGTCCCTAACTTGACCGCAGCGATCAACGAAACACCACATGTCCCTGGTCGCATTGGCGCTTTGCAGTTGTTCGAGGAAGAAGGCATTCCGACGACGGTCGCTCAAATTGAGTATGACGGTCAAACTGTCGGATTGGTCGCCGCCAAGCCACGTGGCAGTGAGGGCACGCCCGTAGTGCTGACGGGTCGCCGGGTTATCCCAATCAATACGGTCCACTTGCCAGAGCACTCGACCATGTTGGCTGACGAAATCCAAGGGATTCGTGCGTTTGGCTCCGAGTCCGAGCTGGAGACGGCAGAATCGCGTGTACAGAAATACTTGAAGAAACACCGTTTTCAGCTGGATCTGACCCATGAGCACCATCGCTTAGGTGCCATTAAGGGGAAAATTCTTGATTCCGATGGCAAGACGGTCCTTTTGGATATCTACGATACGTTTGGCATCACGCAGGCCGAGTACAACATGGAGCTCGGTACTGTCGGCACCATCGTACGTACGAAGTGTTCCGACGTGCTGGACAAGATTGAAGACGCTTTAGGTGCCGCGCCGATGCGGGGAGCTCGGGCTCTGTGCGGCAAAAATTTCTGGAACTCGCTGATCGAGCACAAAAGCGTGCGCGAGACATTTCTGAATACTCAGCAGGCGGCTGAGCTGCGCGGCAAAGCGCCTGACAGTTTTGAGCTCGGTGGCATTACTTTCGAGCGCTATCGTGGTCGTGTAGCTGGCAAACCGTTTGTTGGTGATGACGAGGCATACGCTTTTCCTGAGGGCGTACCCGATTTCTTCATTACGCGATTCGCACCTGCTGATTACATGGAAACCGTGAATACCGACGGCTTGCCGTACTACAGCCGTGTGGAGCCCTTGCGGCTGGGTAAGGGGTTGTACATTGAAAGTCAATCCAATCCATTGCATATTTCCACTCGCCCTAAGGCCATTATCAAATTGTTGCGAGCCTAATATGTGGGACAACTCGGTCTTTGATCGGGCTTTTGATCAGGCGGGCATGCGTCAAACCGTTGTTCGCCTGGTCGATGGGCAGCCTGCAAGTAAGCCGTTCCAGGCTCGCTTTGATCGTCCTCAGCAGATTGTTCTCGATGGCGAGGCTCACACCACCGAGTATTCGATTGAGTTCACAACATCGGACTTACAGCCTCCGCTTGAGTATGGCAATGTGCTGCGGGTGGAAGTCTCTAAGGAGCAGTTTCAGGACTTCCGCGTGAAACAAGAGCCGTTGGTCCAAGGTGACGGCTACTGGACCAGAGCAGAGTTGGGGATCATCAAGTGAAAACACGGGTTCAGTTGTATATCGAAGGCGTGCGAGCCGCACTGCGTGCCGCGCCTGAGTTCCCTGCCGAAGTTGAGGACTCGCCTTTACGTGCCCACACATTTATCCGGGATAGGGTCATTGCAGTCCAGCTTGGCGCGGAAACGGTGACCGAGGGAGCGACGCCCCAAGTAAACCGGATTCGTGAGTTGCACGTTCAGGTGCATACAGCAGGTGATAACGGGCTGGAGTTGTCGGAGTCGATCTTTGCGGCAGCCCATCCCATTGTGATGAATTTCTCTGGCCCAGGCCTGGTGCAGGTTCAAGAGCTGCGCACGGATGAGCCGCGCTACGCCAATGGCGATCTGGAGCGGCAGGTGATCACAAAGCGCTACCTGTTCTATTACCAAACCGCTGACGACTCTCTCAGCGAGTAGGAGCAATCATGAAAGAAACAAGTCCCGTGGCTGAGCGGGAGGCTGAAGTGTTGCCGCCAGATTCGGTGCCTGCGGTCGCGCCTGTGGCAGCGGCCCAGAATCCTGGCCGTGGTGGTAGCTACGTTCGCAACAAACAAACAGGTGGTCTGAAACGGGTCCAGTACACGGAAACGTGTAAAGACTGCGTACTGACGCCAACTCAAAAGGGGTAGTTCATGGCTAAGTCTGCCAAGAAAACACTGTTGATGGCCAAGCTGCAGACTGCAGCAGGTACAGAGGCAGTACCGACCGGTGCAACAGATTCGATTCTGCTGCGCAATCTTACGGCTACACCGCTGAGCACGGAAACCGTTGAGCGTGCCTTGCTGCGTCCTTACATGGGTAACTCGGGGCAGATTGTCACCTCCGTGTATACGCAGATTGAAGGCGAGGTAGAACTAGCCGGTTCGGGTACGCCTGGGAAAGTGCCGGCATGGGGTGGCCTGTTGCGGGGCTGCGGGTTTGCCGAGGTCGTTGAAGATACGGAAGTGACCTACACGCCGGTATCTGACGATTTCGAGATGCTGACGTTGCATTACTACCTTGATGGCTTGTTCCACAAGATTACGGATGCGCGGGGCACCGTGTCTTTTGACATCAGTGCCAAAGGCATCCCGTTCATGCGCTTCCGATTTATGGGTGTGTACCACCCGATTACCGATAAAGCCGCGCCCACTGATGTTGACTTCAGCGCGTTCCAGACTCCGCTGGGTGTGAACAAAAAGAACACACCGCAATGGAGCCTGGGTGGCTACAGCGGTTGCTTGCAGTCCTTGAATCTGGATCTGGCCAACTCGCTGGTTTGGCGCTCCCTGATTAGCTGCGAAGGCGCGGAAATTACCGACCGCCAGCCCACCGGCCAAATCTCTCTGGAACTGCCGAAGATCGCTGATTTGAATTGGCCTGAAATGGTGCGAAACGCAGTGCTGCAGCCGCTTTCAATCACTCATGGCACTCAGCCAGGCAACATCGTCACTCTCAGCGCACCAGGTGCGCAACTGAGTGAGCCCTCGTACTCCGAGGCAGACAACGTAGCCATGCTGGGCATGAACATGAGCATGCAGCCTGGGCAGGGCAACGACGAAATCAAAGTCGTCGTTTCTTAAAACCTACTTTCATTCCGAGGTCATCATGAGTTTCAAAATCGCCCAGCGTCCTGTGGTGGGTTACCCCGTGTCCATCTCTGTCTATGACGAGAAAGGCAAAACGCAAAAGCTGGAATTTATCGCGCAGTACAAGCGCTCGAAACGGCCTGAGCTGCAAGACCTTATTGCGGCTGCCCGTAACTTGGCACGAAAGAATGCCGGTCTGGAGCCTCTGGCTGAAGAGGGCGGCAAGCCAAAAGAATGGCCGTATACCTCCAATGAGGGCTTCTTTCAAGCTCATGTGTGCGGCTGGGTTGGCGTCAAAGGTGAGGACGGCAAAGACTTGGCGTTTTCGCACGAAGCATTGGAAGGGCTGCTCGCTGAGTATCCCGAGTTCCATCAGCCTTTGTTTGACGGCTTTTTTAGCGCTCACATCGGGGCCCGCGCAAAAAACTGATTGAGGCCGCTCGTCACTGGGCCAAAGGCTGGCGCTCGAAGTCTGATGACTTTGAGCCTGATGCCCTGGTGCTTGAGGCACTCAAAGCAGCTGGTGCGCCTGATGCAGTGATTCAACGCGTTCAGCAAGAGGAACGCATCCACTTTGACGTGTGGCCTGAAAACGAAGCAGTTGTTGAGGCTTTCCTTCACTTGTCTAGCTGTTGGACCGTAGTAGCCCCCCCGATGGGGGATCTTCTCTACTTCGGTCTGCCTTCCACAGAAATTGAATCGACTTTACGTCTTTTGGGGTTTCCTAGACGCAAGCGTGCCCAAGTGTTTCGATATCTCAAAGATATGGAACGAGCGGCCCTATCTGTTTTTTATGAGTAGCGGGTATGACAGATCGAGTAATTGGCGTAACGCTCAAGGGTAACGCCTCCCAGCTTCAGCAAACCTTCGCCACCGGCTCCATGGCGGCCAGCAATTTTGGTGCTGTTGTTGAAAAGGCTATGGGGCAGGCTAAAGCCGCCAACCGTGACTATTCGTCCTCTGCTAAAGGTGCGGTCAGCGCCCTGGAGGAGGTGCGAGGTATGGTCAAGGGCGTAGCGGCTGGCCTCTCGATCATGAAGCTGATTGATACAGCTGACGAATGGGGGCAGTACGCGAGTCGAGTGCAAATGGCCACGCGTACCGCAGAAGAGTTTGGTCACGCCCAGGAGCGGTTGGCAAAGTCCGCTGCTGTCACGTACCGGTCGCTCGCTGAAACCCGTGAGGGCTTTATCAATATGTCTCCTCCCTTGCGGGAGTTGGGGCTGTCGCTTGACCAGTCGATTGATGCAATCGATACCTTCTCCGGCCTGCTGGTGACGAACTCGGCCAGTACGGAGAAGGGTAAGTCCGCGATTGGTGCGCTTTCCACTGCGATGCAGAAGGGAAAGCTGGAAGCTGACGGTTGGGGCACGATTCTGAGCACAATGCCCTCGATTGTGGATCTGCTGGCGCAGTCCATGGGGCGCAGCGCGGCTGAGATTCGTCGCCTGGGGGCAGAGGGAAAGCTGACCGCCAAGGATTTGGCAAAGGCGCTGGTCGAAGGGAATGCTGAGGTTATCAAGCAAGTTGAGCTGATGCCAACGACTGTACGGGACGCGTTTGGGCGTCTGACTACCGTCGCAACGGAGTTCCTTGGCAAAAATAACGAGGCCTCGGGCGCTACAGCAACTCTTGCTGCTGGTATCGATCTTTTAGCCCAGAACTTTGAGCTGCTTGCCGCTGCAGTTGGGATAGTTTCTGCAGTTTATGCCTCTCGGTTTGTGGGGGCGCAGGCGCTCGCTGCTCAGAAGTTGTGGGCGACTGCAGGAGCAGCAACAGCTCAGACGCGTGCCACACTAGCTCTATCGGCAGCCATTTCGGGATCCAGCCGAGCTGCCGTGATTGGCTATGGCGCCATGGCTACTGCGGCTCGCACAGCCAGCGCTGCTATGGCATTGGCTGGCGGTCTTCCTGGCTTGGTAACGCTGGCCTTGGTTGCTGGCACAGTGGCTTGGATGAACTGGGGGAGTGCGGCCGATAGGGCGACCCAATCGATTAATGCTGCTAAGCGCCCACTCAAAGAGCTAGAAGAGGAGTTTTCAAAACTAAACGCTACACAGCAGCGTGGGATGGTTCTGTCTCTCGAGAAGGAGTTGGAGGATCAAGAGGGCAAGGTTAAAGAGTCGATGGCGTCGATTCGCAAGGAAATCCAGACCCTTTTCCTGCAGGGGGGCATGGTTGGAGCAGGTGCTCCCATTGAGGAGTTTGCGGCTTCATTCAATGAGATCATGCGCTCTTCGGCAAATGCGGCTGAAAAATCCGATCTTCTTGCGAGCGCGCTAGAGCGCCTTCGGGGCTCAGTCCCAGATAAGGTCGTCAAGGCGCTTCAGGAGATGATCCAGAGGCTGGCAGAGTCCGGAGAGAATGTCGACGATCTGAAGGTGAAATTGGCTAGTCTTATCGACAGGGCCAAAGATCTCTCGGCAGTGTCCGATGCCTTTAAGGGGATGGCAGAGGCTGATTTCAGCAAGCTTATTTCCGGCTTAACTGAGTCGCTTGATGTTATTGGCATGAGTGCGCAGCAGGCTGAGGTGTACAAAGCGAAGCTCCGTGGCGCCTCTGATGAGCAGGCCGCTCTAGCAGGCTTTGTGGCCGGAATGGCAGACGCAGCCAAGAAGCTTGAAAAGGCGACGGCAGATCAAGATGCGAAAGCTGTTCAGGGAGCTCGCAATCTGCTTTCAGAACTGGCTGCTCAAGAGATTCAGTTGCGTGTGAATTCTGCGTACGCGGCAGAGTACAAAGCGCTATTGGCGCTCGGTGTATCGGAGGGAGTAGCGAGTCAAGGGGCCGATACAGCAGGGGAGTTGGCAGGCCTCAAGGCACAAGAGGAAGTGCTGAAACGGATCAAGACCGTTCAGGACAATATTGCAGCAAACACAAAGCCGACGAAAAAGAGTGCGGGCTCAAAAAAGCAAGATGAAGACGAGCGCTTGCTTAAGCAAATGAGGGAACGCCTGGCGCTGCTAGGGAAAGAGACCGAGTACGAGAAGCTACTGGCAAATATTTCTTCCGGGGCGGTCAAGTTTCGCAAGGGGCCTTCGGAGGAAGAGGCCAAGAGGCTTGCCAAGCAGCTTGACGATGAGCAGCGCCAAATTGATTTGGAGAAAACGCTTAAGTCGCTTCGAGAGGAGCAAAGCGTCACGCAGCGTGAGTTTATGCGTGAGCTGGATGCTTTTGGGAAAGGAGACTGGGCAAACGGCGTCATCGAGGCGCTTTCTTCTGTAGAGGAGCGATATCGGCAGATCATTCGTGATCGGCAAAATTCCCCACATGGCTTAAGCCAGGATGAACTGAAGGCGATTCAAGAGTCGCTGCATGAGGAACTGGTCATGGTGCGCGATCACTATGCTCAGTTGAAGGAATTGCAGGGTGATTGGTCGCTGGGTGCAAGTAGTGCGCTGCAAAACTATGCAGATCAGGCGGCAAATCTCTTTGACTCTGTCGGAAATCTGGCAACGAGTATGTTCAAAGGCATGGAGGATGCTCTTGCCAGCTTTGTGACTACCGGCAAGCTGGACTTCAAGTCATTGGCAGATTCTATTATCCAAGACATGATCCGCATCGCAATACAGCAATCGATCACTGGGCCGTTGGCGTCGGCGTTTGGAAATCTATTCAATCCTTTGAGTGGTGTTAGTGCAGGGGAGAACTTTTCGATGGGCAGCCTTGGCGGCAGTGGTGGATTTACACCAACAAGCCCGTTGATGCCTCTGTCTTCTGGCGGCTATACCGGCGATGGTGGCAGATATGAACCTGCCGGCATTGTTCATAAAGGCGAGGGCGTGTTGAATCAGGATGAAATCCGTGCTCTTGGCGGTGAGTCCGGGTTTAATGAGTTGCGCCGTGCATTGCGTGGGCCAGGGCACGCACTTGGTGGAATGGCTGGATCTCCATCGTTGCCTTTAAGACCCAAACAGCCCGCGCAGGGTGGGGATCTGCAAGTAGTCATTAACAACTACGGTGGCAATAAAGTGGAAGCGAAGGAAGAAACAAGTCGTGGCCCAGATGGCCAGGTCCTTCGTCGGTTAATGATAAACGTCTTGAATGAGCAATTGGGGAGTCCTACGACGAGCACAGGGAGGGTTATGGCCAGCACCTGGAAGGTCAAGGCACGCACATGAGGAGTGGTGAAATGTTGAAGAATCAATATCGAGAGGCTATACGGGATTTGGTTCTGGCAGAGCAGAGAGTGGATTCTGCGCAAGAAGTATTGAAAGAGGCTCGAAAGAAAGTGGAAGAGTTTGATGACGTTCTATTGCTTAATAGACCACATACAATTGACGATTCTAAATTAGCTTGTGGTGCTGTTATCGCATCTGCGCTTCAAGTTAATGGGTCACACATTAGTCGTATTCATGTGCCACATACTGACCGTTAACTATCTTTACTCCACCATAGAGCGCAGCGACGACGTGGCTAGTTGTCAGCTCGTCATTTACCGCCATTACGCCGTGAACGAACTCTTCCAAAAAACAGGCTATTTGTATGTTTTTATGGAGTTTTATTAATTCATTGATATTAAAAAAAATGTTGTGAAGAACGGTTAGCCCAATAGTTCCATTGCCTAGTTTCATGGTGAGGGTATGTGGGCCAATGTTGATCTCAATTGGATTGGCAGCAATGGTAATGCTCACAGGCGTTCTGAGGTGGCATTGCCTAGCGAATATCTGGATGGCCTCTACCAGACTGTCGCCTACCTCCTTGGGAATTGGAATGCAATCAATTAAGAAAAAATTTCGGATAGAAGGTTCAAGGCGCTTGGTGATTTCTTCGCCGGTAGCAGTCATGGCTTAGAGACTTATTAAGTGAGTTTTTAGGCAAATGCTCTATAGAGCCCAACAAACATAACACTGTGCCCGCTGATGAATCCATTCTGGCGGGTTTTTTATGGGTTGAATATGGCAAAACTACCAGATTACGTGTCAATTCTGCTTGACGGTTTTGGTGAGCGCTTTGACCCATCTGTGAAGCGCACCGAAATGGAGCGCGGTCCTGTGAAGCAGGAGGTGCTGAATTCGCAGGTGATGGTGGAGACAGAAGCCACTCTTTTCTTTCGCGGCAGGGTGGATACCGTCAGTTTTGACAGTTGGTACTTCGACACGATACGCCGTGTGGGGTGGTTTGATGTGTATGACCATCGCTACCGCGTCACGCGTCCGATGCGCTTCAAAGGCGGAGATATTGGGACGCTGACCCCACTGACGGGTGGTTTTCACTATGCCGAGCGTACGGTGACGTTGGAGTATATGCGATGACTATCACTAAAGAGTTTCGCCGCAACCGGCAAAGAGTGACAGACCCAGATGGCGTGGTGGTGCTAGTAGAAATCACGCATTCGTCTTTTTCTGCGCCGTTCCGGCTGGCTAACGACACCAAGGCCTGGGTCAGCCGAGGCGTCACGTATGTTGGATACCCGTTCCAGTTCACGCTTCCCGATTCGGGCGAAGGCGAGAGCCCCAAGATGGCGCTTGAAATGGCTAACACAGGCGGCGATATTCTGCGCGAACTGGAGTCCATCCGAGAGCCTGGTGAGGAAGTGTGGTGCAACATCATCATGATTGACCGCTCTATGCCGGATATTCATGCCATGAAATTGAGCCTTCCCATTTCCGTGGTGGCCGTGGATAGCTCAAGCATTTCGGCCAAGCCGTCCATGAATTCGATTTTGAACCGTTCGGCGGTCACGCTGCGATACGACAAGCGTACAGCACCGGGGATTTTTTAATGATTAAGGCGCTTAATCGTTTTATCGGAAGGCCGCATATGGCCGAGAGCTACGACTGCGCTGATCTGGCGGTAGAGGTAGCGCGGGAGCTGTTTGCGCGTGAAGTTGCGTTACCTGCTGTCAGGCCCCGTCCGCAAGGGCAGCGCGGTCAGGGGGTAGCAATCCGGGCCATGGCCGATGAATTGGCTTTTGAGGTTGCCGAACCCGTCGATGGTGACTTGGTGCTGATGCAAAGCGCAGGGCAAGAGTTGCCGGGTCATATCGGCACTTACTTTTTTGTGAACTACCAGCCGCATGTGCTGCACACATCGGTCGCACTAGGGCAGGCCAGTCTACATAAGTTAACGGCGCTACCTGCCTTTAGTTTGCGGGTCGTTGGGTTTTATCGCTGGAAGAATCGAAATGAGCAGAATTGATGAAGGGCGGCTGGTTGTTACCCCGCACCCATTGACCCTTGAGGGGCAGACCAATACCCCGGCAGACTTGAAGGCAGGCGAAAGCCTGCTTTCTTTTTTGGAGCGTCACGTTCCGAACCTGCACGTATGCAAATATGCGGTTTCCATTAACGGATGCCCTATTTCTCCTGACCACTGGTCGCGGGTGAAGCCTAAGCACGGCACGGTCATTGCGGTGCGCTCTGTCGTGGAGAAAGAGGCGCTGCAGTTGGTCGCACTGGCAGCGTTGACCTACTTTACGTTTGGCATTGGCTCGGCTGGTGGGTTCGTTGCGACCAGCTTCGGGAAATTAGCGGCTACTGCGGTGTTTATGGCTGGCTCCATGCTTATCAATAAGGTATTGGCCCCACCGATGCCCGAGATTGGCAGTACGGATTTTGGTCGTGAGCCAACCTACAGTATTGCGCCTGGCAGCAATAGGGCCCGTCAGCATGAGGCGCTGCCATTGCTGCTGGGTTCGATCCAGTACGCGCCTGATTACGCGAGCCTCCCATACACGTGGTACGAGGGTAATGAGCAAGTGCTGGGAGCGGTTTTCAACGCGGGCTTGAACGTTGATCGTTTCGAGGGTGCTTTGCTGAATGGCGATACTGAGCTGAGCGCCTATCAGGATGTCAGCGTGTGGACACGTGGGTTTCCAGGCATGCCCGAGCAGGATATTCCCTTGTTCACGAATCCTGATGTCTCTGACGGCGGTGAGTTGGAGGGCTCTGGCGAATGGGTGACACGCACGACCTCGCTGGACACAACCCTTATTCAGTGCGACTTTGAGATCCAGCTGTTTGGCCAAGGCAAAAAGGGGATTGAGGGACGCAATCTGGTCCTTGAGGGTCGATATCGTCCGGTAGGAGCGGCCCAGTGGCGACCCATTCAGTCGATATATCTTAATAATCGGGCGATGAAGCCTTTACGCCGTACTGAGACGATTCCAGTCGAGTCCGGGCAGTATGAAGTTGCCTGGAGGAATGCAACGGGCGGTAGTAGCGATGATGGCAAGACCACACGCAATGCTGTCTGGACTCAGATGAAAAGCATCCAGCCCGATGATGGCGACTATCTTGGGCAGTCCCGCATTGGGATCAAGGTCAAGGCGACGGGTCAGCTCAATGGCAGCCTGAAGGAGATCAAAGGGCGATTTGTCGCTCGCGCCATGCCAATTTGGAACGGCAGCAGTTGGGGTGTTGCAACAACACCAGACAATGGTTTGTCGAACCCCGGTGCGCAAATTCTTCTGCTGGCGCGGGGAATTTATGTTGACGATCCTTTCTACGGTCGCAAGCTGATCGCGGGCATGGGCTTGCCGGATGATCAGATCGATATTGAGGGTCTGAAGGCGTTCATGCTGCATTGCACTGCTAATGATTTGCGTCATGATGCGCTGATTAGTGACGACCGAAGCAACGTAGATTTGCTCAACCAGGTGGCCCGCTGCGGTCTGGGATCGTTTGGCTTTTTCAACGGCAAGTGGGGGGTGGTGTGGGCGTGGGATAACCAGCCCCTGGATGGCGTGGTCAATATGGCCACCATCAAAAAGTCCACGTTTCAGGCCAGTTATGAGCTGGCCAGTGCTGCTGACGGCATTGTCTACACCTATCTGAATCGCGAAACCTGGGAACAGGATGCGCTTTATGTGTATGCGCCTGGCAAGACCGTAATGCTGAATCCCGCTCGCATTACTGGCGAAGGCGTCACCACAACAGAGCACGCGGCTGTCATGGCCCGCTATCACCTGGGGCAATCTTTGTATCAGTTCAAGGATATTCAGTACGAAACTGATCTGGAGCACCTTGATTATCAGCGCATGTCTGTGCTGGCCATTAGCCACGATATGACGCAGTGGGGATTTGGCGGGCGTCTTGTTGCTGCTGCTCAAGATGAGCAAGGCGTAGTCACCTTGCATCTGGATTCGCCTGTGCCTGATCAATCCGTTCATGGTGCAGGGGCGGCCGAGCCGTTCATTGGACTGCGCGTACCGGGGGAATCCATCTATCGTGTTTTCCGGGTGGTGCGTCCGAGCGCAGGCGCCTTAACGTTGCAGCTTAAAGACCCATGGCCCGAGGACGCATTATTTCCCGGTGAAGATGGGGATAATCCGGCGCATGACACGCTGTGGTTTTACGACTTCAAGCCGACTCCTGGCGCACGTGTGCGTGTGGCTGGCATGCAGATGCAGGCTGATCTTGGAGGGGCGCAGGTAGCCGTCGTTCCTGAGTCCGACGAGTTTTGGGACTACGTGATCAATGGAACTTACGAGCCAGCCGGTAGCGATAGCGAACTCTCGCGTGATGAAACGCCGGTAGTACACAACCTTCGTGTCACGGAGCAGCAGACGGTGCAGGGCAATACACAGTTTACAGAGCTGACCATTACCTTTGATGCCAAGGGGGAGCTGGCGTCTGCAGAGGTTTGGGCGGGGCCGGAGGGACAGGAGCTGGCCCATGTTGCGGACACGTTCACGCGCCAAGCGACGTTTCGTATCGACGTGGCGGGCAATTGGATGGTGCAGGTTCGTCCGATGGGGCATACCCGCGCAGGCCCGGCAGCGAGCATTTTCTATGTGACGCAGGTCACAGACTTGCCGCCCTGGAACTATGACTCTTTGCTGATCACAGAAATTGCTGGTGGGTTGCGCCGGTATGTTTTTGAATATATCGAGAATGACCCCCCACTTGATTTAGCGGGCGCTGAAATTCGCCACCTTTCTGGAAAGCATGCTGCGCCAGTTTGGGATGCCATGACGCCGCTGGGTAGCGGTTTTCACACGGCGACGTTTGAGAGCGTTCTGCCCCAAGAAGGGGATTGGACTTTTGCGTTGCGTGCCCGCAATACGTCTGGGCAGCTCTCTACAGATACGCTCATCCGTACCGTAAAGCTGGGCAAGAACTTTGACCAGGTGCAAACCGTAGACAAGACGCCTCCGCCGGCAGTAACGGGACTGGCGGCGGTTGCTGGCCTGGGAACGGTAATTGTGAGATGGGACCGGGCTGTGTATGAAACAGGGCATGGCCATGCACGCACGATTGTGTATGCCGCAAAAGGGGCTACCGCTACCGTATCGTCGGCAAAGCCTATGGCCGAGTCGCATAACGGCCCTGTTTCGTTTAGTGCTGGGTTGGGTGAAACATGGCGAGTATGGGCCAAGCATGAGAGCGTAGACGGTGTGCTCTCTAGTGCATACGCTGGGCCAGTTAATGTCACGCTGGGGAAAGTGGGCGATGCGGATCTGGCGGAGGACTTGGATCTGGCCAAGCGTTTGGCTGACGGCTCAATCACGGCAGAAAAGCTGGCTGATGGTGCCTTGACTGAAACTAAGTTTGCCCAAGGCGTGGAACCCGTCAAGATTATTCCTGATTCGGGAGCGTTACCCACCACGAAATCGACGTCCAGTGTGCTCTGGAAAGGTACGCTGTATGTCTGGAATGCGGTATCGAAGAAGTACGAGAAGGCGGTAGCTGACGTTGCTCCGGAGTCTCTCGGGCCGGACAAGTTCTTGCCTGGCACTGAGCCAGTGACCACGATCCTGGACAGTGGTCAATTGCCGACTTCCAAGGTGACGACTACTGTTTCCTGGAAAGGTGTTTTGTACGTGTGGAATGCCGCGACCAAAAAGTATGAAAAGGCGGTGGCGGATGTTGCTCCCGAGTCTCTCGGGCCTGACAAGTTCCTGCCAGGCACCGAGCCAGTTACGGTCATTGCCAATAACAAGCCACTGCCAACCGTAAAGTCGACATCGAGCATCGTTTGGAGGGGCAAGCTGTACCGGTGGGATGGCACCAAGTATGTGTCGAGTGTCGATGCGGGTGATATTGCTGGCAAGATCACCGATCAGCAGATTGCCGACATGAGTGCGGCAAAGCTTACTGGGGAAATTGCAGGCACTCAGATTGCTGATAACGCGATCAAGACGCCACATCTTGCGGCGGGATCAGTTGCCGCTGAGAAAATTGCGGCAGGTGCTGTGATTGCCTCCAAGTTGTTTGTGGGAGCAAACGGTAATTTGATTCCCAATGGGGCGGGGGAAATGGGACTTGACCAAGCCAAGCTTGGCTGGCCAAGCCGGTTTGCGGTCGATGAAACAAACGCCCCAGATGGGTTTCCCTGGTCGTATCGTTCCCCAGCGGGTGAAACCGGCACGAGGGATTCCACCTTCTACCCTATCCCGGTAGAGCCTGGAGCTGAGTATCAGATCACCATCTGGGCCATGGCGGATCGGGCTGATAGCCGCGTTTATATAGAAGGGCGGAATCAGTCAGGTGCGCACGCGTTTAAGAATGCCAAAGGAGATGGTGGGTCACACGTTTATGTGCTGGCCAACCGAGTTTTGCCCACGAGCTGGACGCGGTTTTCGACAACGGTCACGATCAGTGATGGCACCACACATTTGCATCGCTTCCGCTACTACATCAACCACGCCAATGGGACAGAGAGAGGGGCAGCGCAATCCTTCGCAGGACTGACGATGGTCAAGCGGGCGACGGGTGAGTTGATTGTTGATGGTGTCATCACGGCAGACAAGGTGGCGGTCAATGCGATTTCTGCAGATAGCATCCAAGCCAATGCAGTTACTGCCGGGAAGATTGCTGCTGGCAGTGTGGGAGCGGATCATGTCCAGGCCGGGGCTATCACTGCAAGTAAAGTGACCCTCTCGGATTTTACGAATCTGATCACTAATTCACAGTTAAATGATGCGGATGCTTGGACTTTAGATACAGATGTAATTCGGGTGCTTAATCCGGGAAATGGAGCTGCGGCCGGCTCTTTTCGGATTCCAGGCGATATTACCGTCAATCGGTATGCGCGGTTTAAGGGCGTAGCGGTTACGCCTGGGACTTCATATCTTATGTCAGCTCACTATCGGGCATCCAGTGCGGCGGGCCGAAAACTAACGCCTCGCTTTGGAGTGATGTGGCTGGATAAAGATGGTGGATATATTCAGGAGAATCTGTTCAGTGCCAGCGATGTGCTTTTCACAACCTACGCCTATAGAGAAGCGGTGTTTACGGCACCTGAAGGAGCGGTGATAGCAGTCTGTCTTTATGGCCGACTGGCTACGGACCAGATCAATGAGGGGTTTATTGAGCTTCCGTCTTTTCGAGCCATGACGGGAGGGAGTCTGATTGTCGACGGGGCAATTTCGGCTGATAAGGTTGCTGCGAATGCCATTTCTGTTGAAAAAATTGCCGCGAATGCCGTCACTACAGCCAAAATCGCAGCGGGTGCAGTAACGGCAGATCAAATAGCAGCCAATTCGATTACAGCGGAAAAACTGGTGGTTTCGTCTCCCACGAACCTGATTCCCGACACTTTTGGGTGGACTGAGCGAACGAATGCTTCCTCTTGGCGCCGTGTGGGTTTTGGCCTCAATAATACCAATGGCTCGGTCTGGTTACAGCACAAGATATCGGTAGCGTTGGATACCTTGTTCGAGGTCAGAAAAGGGACTCAGTACTTGTTCTCAGTCGAGATGACTTGCCAGACGGATGGGGCGCGACAAGTGTTTGAGGTTGTAAAAGAGGACGGCGACTCATTTTCACCACGTCGGTTTTTGGGTTCGTTTTTTACCTCCTCGGATGATTATCGCTTGTATACGAACGGGGTCGAGTTCGAGACATCGGAAAGAGTGCGCCTTAAGGTGTTCGCCAATGACAATCAAGCTGCATCCACAGGTGGCTACATGTGGATCAGAAATCCTTCTTTGCGAGCCATGGCGCAAGGGGAGTTGATTGTTGATGGTGCCATCACGGCAGACAAGGTGGCTACAAATGCCGTGACTGCTGACAAAATTGCCGCGAATGCAATTACCGCGGCGAAGATTTCGGCAGGGGCTGTTGGTGCTGAACAGATTGCTGCAAATGCGATTACTGCGAAGCATCTGGTTGTGGCCGACCGATCTAACTTGCATCCTGATCCTACGGTGTCTTTGGGCGGCGAAAGTGCGCTCTGGTCTATTCCATCGTGGGTCGCTGCAGTCCCGCCTGGCGCATCGACCGTTGGCTGGGGATTTAGTGGGGGAGTGTTACGCGCGACTGCTCCGAATCCAGGCACTGTGTGGAATGGTCCTTATTTACGTACGGGGAATATTGAGCTGCAGGGGGGGCAAGACTATGTTTTGTCCTTCCGGCACCGGCGGTTCAATGCCGGGACCTCAGTATTTAGAACAGTAGTGTATTTCTATGACGCCAACGGTGAATATATCTCCGGAGCAAACGCTCTGCTAAATCACACAACGAGCTCGGCAACTCCGCAAGATGTTGTCTTGCCTGTCACTGCCCCGGAAAAGGCGGCTACGATGCAAATCTATTATCAGCAGTATCCGGACACTAGTACGTCTGGTTTTATTGTTGGTGATTTCTTTGTACGTCGTGCGGCTTCCGCAGAGATGATTGTCGATGGTGCTATTACGGCTGACAAGCTGGCTGCCGGGTCGGTGGTGGCTGGGAAATTAGCGGCTAATAGCGTGGCTGCAAACAATATCGCAGCAGGTGCTATTACAGCTGACAAATTGGCGGCGGATTCGGTTACTGCGGCGAAGCTCGCGGCAGGGAGCGTGAACGCGAGCAAGATTGAAGCCAATGCGGTGACCGCTGACAAGCTGGCTGCAAATAGCGTGACAGCGGTAAAGATCGCAGCCAATGCAGTGACGGCAGACAAGATTCAAGCGGGGACGATTACTGCAGAGTCAGGGGTTATCGCAAACGGTGCCATTACAAATGCCCATCTGAATAACGCGATTGTGACGACGGCGAAAATTGCTGACGGTGCCATTTCGCGTGCGAAGATCCAGACTGCAGCCATTGGGGAAGCGCAAATCGACAATGCGGTCATTACCAGCGGCAAAATCCGAGATGCCGCTATCACACGCGCCAAGATTGGGCATGCTGAAGTCGATACGCTGCGTATTGCGGGCAATGCAGTGACGATTCATGCATCAGCTACAGCGCCGACGTATCACCCTCCTGGCTGGACCTCAGAGCGCCGTTTTAGTTTGTCCTTTTATCTCCCCCATGCGGCTGACTTTACGCTGAGCGCCAGCATTGCCCCCAACGGCTCGAGTCCTGGGTTTTCTGCGTCTGGGTATAACAGCATCTGGTATGACACGGGCGGCTATGAGATTGGGGGTATTCACACCGCTACCGATTCCGATCGAACGCTAAACACAGGGGGCGCTACTACTGTAAAAGGCTGGCTTTCTGCGGGGAGTCATTCTATTACGATGATTCAAAAACCCTCTGCTGGGTCGTCGTTCTTACCTGCGTCTATGACTATTTTGATTGCCATGAGATAACCATGCAAACAGTTTCATTATTCAAAGATGGTCGTTTTCATCACTTGGTCTCTGGGCCACAAGAATTTGTCATCGTGCCCACATTAACAAATTGGGAGGGTGATCATGTGTTCGGTGCCTTGGATGATTCCTGGTGGTTTTATGGAGGGGAAGCGCGCAAACGCCGGGCTTGTCCGGCACTAATCGAAGGATTGACTCTCGTGGGTGTTAGGCCGGGGAGTGTCATCACGATAGAGGGCCAGCAGTATGAATGTCTGGAGGGCGGAAATGTCGATCTGTCATTTCAGTATCCTGGCACATATGAAGTTACGGTCACTCGCTGGCCGTATCTTGATGGGAGGTACACCGTTGAAAATCCACCACCGTCCGAATAACCATGCTGAGCGTCGGCGCAGCGAATACCCCGATATCGGGGATCAGCTCGATGCGGTCTGCAAGCTGGCCCGGCATATGCAGGAGCAGGGCCAGCAGTTACCGCCAGATGTCGAACAGTGGGTGGCTCAATGCCGGGCCGTTAAAGAAAAGTATCCAGCCGCTTAAGCGGCTTTTTTTATGGAGTTAAAGATGCAATTGGCGATTTTTACAAAGAACATGATGACGGAAGGTGGGCCCGCAAAAGCTCATTCGATTGGGCGTGTGTCTGCTGAGCGCGATAGTACTGGTTGGACTGTACAGGTTGATCATCATGGCACCCAGGAGCAGGCTGAGCGACAAGCGGGGGTGGTTTGGCAGACGTATTACCTGATGCCGTTCGATGTTGACCTTGGTGTCCAGCCCTATCAAGCGGCCGCAGCCTGGCTTATTGCCAACGAGTCAGCGTTCTCTGGGGGTGTTCCACTAACGATAAGTGAGCAAACACAGATTGAAGAGCCAGCCGCCTAAGCGGCTTTTTTTACGTCTGCTGCAATCGCGGCTATTCACGGGAGACAGCCATGCCGACCGTATTACACAAGGGGAAGGACTTGGAACCGACAAGCACGGGGACATCGGCGGCTGGTCTGGCCGTCTGGAAAGCAATGGGAGGGATAGCAGGGATGGGGGCCATTGGCGCGGGCCTGGCCACGTTGGTAGTGATGTGCATTTTGCGGCCGCGTACACAGTCGGAATGGATTGTGGGTGTGATCAGTACCGTGGTGGCCTCGATCTCGGGTGGAGCCGCTGTGATCCAGCAGTACGAGCTGCATCACTGGGCAAACAACCCGGTGGGCTTGGTGGCCATGCTTGGCCTGGCGTTCGCATGTGGACTGCCGGGCTGGGCCGTGGTGCGCTGGGCTTTTAACTTTTTCGACAAGCGACGCAAAGCCGATATCGCCGAGGTAATTGGTGAAATTCAAGATCTGGCAAGGGGAAGTAAGTGAACAAGCTGATCGAATTTATCACGGGCCTGCTGGCTCTTTTTTTTCGGCCGCAGAAAGAGGAGCAGGCCACATTAGAGCCAGAGAAGGCTTCGCCTACGGGCATGTCCTCTGACGGCTTGGCCATCCTGCAGTATTTCGAGAGCTGCCGGTTGGAAGCCTACTGGGATGCTGACGGCAAAGTGTGGACCATCGGGTGGGGCGACACTGGGCCAGATGTGGTGAAAGGCCTGCGTATCACCCAGGCTGAGGCCGATGAGCGATTGCAGCGTCGGCTGGCCCGCGAGTTTGTGCCTGGGGTGTTAAACGCGCTGACGCGCCCAGCTAGCCAAGCCCAGCTCGATGCCATGGTGGATCTGTCCTACAACATCGGCGTGTCCGCATTTCAAGGCTCTACGCTGGTGCGTCTTTTCAATGCTGGCGATCAGGCCGGCGCTGCTGAGCAGTTCCTGCGCTGGAACCGATCGGGCAGCAAGGTGCTGCTGGGCCTGCGCCGTCGGCGTGCTGCGGACCGAATGCGCTTCCAAGGCTCGTCTGGCAAAGAGGCCATAAGGGTAGGAGCCGCCATTGTTTAAAGCGCTATGGGGAAAGGTGGCAGGCTGGCTAGGCCTGCTGGGTGGCTTGGTCCTGGCCGCCCTGGCGCTGCTGCAGGTCGGGCGGCGTCAGGGCAGGGCTCAGGCAGAGCTGAAACAAACAAAGGCGGACATGGCCGCAGTGGAGGTAGGACGTGATGCAGCTGAAACGATTGAGCGTCTGGACGATGACGTTTTGCGCGATCGTGCTCGCCAGCGGATGCGGCGCAACGAGGGGCGGTAGCTATTGCGGCGCCGCCCAGCGGCCATTCTTATGGCGTTCAGACGCCGAGATCGACGCTACACCGATCAGAGTGCTGCGTTATGTTGAGGTAGAGTCCGAAACTTGGGGACGGTTGTGTCAGTGATAAGGCTAATTCTGACTAGCACAAGATTCGGGGGCGTGATCGACCGATTAAATCTAAAACCTATAACGGTCACCGTAGTAATCCACGGCGACGTCCGGGTACGCTTAAGGCAATTTCTCCCCTGTTGCGGGATTGAACTGCACCTGTTTGTCGGTCGAAATACGGCGCTCATACTTTTCAGTTGTGAATTCCGGGAGTAGAGCGTGGAGTTGTTGCTCAGAAGTTGCGACGATCCATCCGCGGGCCCGGTTGACCGTGGTGGTATTGTATTGATTGCAGAATTTTGCGTGCTCTGCACGTCCTTGGCAGAAGTACAGTTCGCCCGCCTTGTGGCTGCCGCTAGGCTTCCGGCCCATGAGCATCACATTTGGACCAAGAGGCATGAAGATTTCGGTGTGTTCGCTGTCGCGCCGCGTAGCCAAGTCCCAAGCAGGCCGATCAGAAGTCAACAGAGCAACAGGGAGGTTCCAGAGGATAGACCAAGCGAGCCCACTAGCCCTTTTTTCGTAAAGGCCAAGTGAGCTTCTCGCTTTGCTGACCAGCTCGTCATGTGTGATCGAGGAAGACTCTTGAGTAATGTGCTGCCAGCCGTAAGCGTCGCGAAAGCAATGTGACAAGCAGCCCATAAGTGCGCGCTTGATGACGTCGGGTTTTGTAGAATGGACATTGCCATTGATCGCAGCACGACACAGGTTCACCATATCTGACTCCAGTTCCGCAAAGTCTTCCTCTAAAGAGTCATCACGACCTTCTGGCCCCTCAGGGACATAGAGGTAGTCATGAATCGCGAAATTCGCGTTGCACCGGTAGCCTCCATTGGATTTGGATTCTGGAGTCTCTCTTTGAACGGATACTTCCTGCTGCTTCTGGAGTGGTCTTAGATCGATGTACCACAAGGCTCTAGGCGCAGAGGGAGACAGCCACTGCCCTAAGTATGCCCTCTGGACTTCGTGATTTCTCATCTTGACGGGTCTTTCAGTCAACGTGATTACCTTCGTTATGTTTATTCTTATCTAAGACCGGCCATCAACCGATCGATGGGGCTGTGTCAGAGTTAGAAGAGGCATTACACAGCATAAATGCCTACTTCCACAATCGGTTCAACACAGGCTGCGCTATACAGCAAGCTACTTCGACTGCAAATTAGCTTAGCCCTCTTGGATAGAGTAGAAATCTACTTCGACCCCGGCCTCGAGAAATATTAGCTCGGAAACTTTCCCGGTTTCATGCCATTTGGAATCTTTGGGTACGGATTCTGGATTGGGTGCGACTACTCGCTTGATTCCCGCCTGAATTATTGAGCCTGCACAGCGTGCACACACCGGTTTACCCCAGACGTAAAGAGTTGCACCAGCTGTACGAGATCCTGCAGCAATTAAAGCATTTTGCTCTGCATGTACCACCAACTCAAGCTTCATGTCTTGGTCTTGCAGCCGTTCTGCTGAATCTTCGACGCCCATCGGAAAACCGTTATATCCAACAGAAACATCACCGCCTCTTTTGGAGAAAATTACTGCCCCTACTTTTGCGTTTGGATCTTTAGACCAATCGGAAACAAATTTCGCTAGCTCACAAAATCTGGTATCCCATTTATTCATTGGTTTTGAGTCAATCGTTAGTTTCATGTTTGTCCTGAATTATGAGGATTTTTAAATGATGCCCCCAACGCGTGTTGTGGGCTTATCGGAAAAATAAAACTAGGTTTTAATTTTAGGAAGGTAGCTTAGCTGAAGTTGTTGTAAGAATAAAGTAGAGGCTGGCTTCAATTTAATTTGCGATAACGAATTTACTGCCTGTGATTAGCGTTTAATTCTTATGGTTTTTTGGTGTCTAAATTAAAAATATTGATGATTTTTTATAAATAGGAATAGGGGTTTAGTTAAGTTTTTCGTGATAATGTTAAATAAAATCTACTGGATTTTATAGGCTATAAGGTTTTCTATTTCAGTGAATAGCCGGTTTAATTTCACTTACTTCTTTGGGAAAAAATTCCATTTCTGGCATATGCTTCAGCCTGCAGTGAGGGCGGTATTTGTTGCTTTGTACTCTGAGCTGCCTATCTGCTGCGTGACCGGATGCTACTTAAAAGCAGTTTCAGGCCGAGCTGTACTTAGAAGTTCCCAGGGCTGCCTCAATATCAGTATTAAGGGATGTCCACTCGCGTGCAGCGTCAGTCGCCTGTTTCTCCTATCCACCCAAACCAATCTTCTGCTGGAACAAGCACGTGCTTGTCGAGTATGCCGCGCCATATGGGCGACTTCTTCAAGATTGTGTCGAGTCTGGCGTTGGACACCGGACGCCGTTTGTACCACTCTGGCTTGTAGCCCCAGAACAGCCTATCCATCTGATCGCTGCCATCACCGAGCTGGTGCATGACAAGGGGGCGGGTACCAGGCGGAACGTTGTATTTCAGACCGTCTGTCAGCTTTCCAAGGTCATGCGGGTTCCAGTTCATTGACTCTATATAGTCAACTGGTTCTCGGGCCTGTCTGATTCGTCCACACATGCATTTCTCCATCAAGGTTTGGTTGCTGGATCTTGCTTGTAGCGCTTTAGGTAGTATGCCATGTCGCCATCTCGACCTTGGGTGCGATGAGGGAAGTTGAGCCGGTCTCGATGCTCTGATGCCCGCATATACCCCTGAACGGCATTCTCCATCTTTAAGGCTTCGAGTAGTGGGCTCAGGCGTAGCCGGTTCTCACCCAGACCGTTCAAAGGCATGGTGCCCAGGATGGAGTAGGTCAGCACGGCCAGCTCGCGTAGGCGTTTTACCTCGCGCAACAGGTTCATCACGTCCTGATTGCGCCGGTTGCCTTCTTGTATGGCTTTCAGTTCGCGGTAGGTAAGCATGGTAAATTGCTGTATAAAAAAACAGTAATTTAGCACTTAACTGATTGATAGGTGTTACAGGCTGTGGACGCAAAAAAGCCCGCTCTATGGCGGGCGTCTCTGTCTTTGCTGTGACCTGATCGTGTCACGAATAGCCAAAAAATGCCATGAAAAGGCCAAAATCAGGCTGATTTGCAGTGTATGATTATCGCTGCAGTTGATTGATTTTAAAGGTATTTCTTTTTTGTTTTGTTTGCGGATGTTGGGAATCATAATCCGCAGGTCCCCTGTTCGAATCAGGGATGCGCCACCAGAATACCCCTGTTAAATCAGGACATTAAAGCCACCCAATCGGGTGGTTTTTTTGTTTTTGGCGGTTGGGGTGTCAACCAAGTGTCAACGCAGGATTGAGGGCGACGGTTGCTGATGCCGACCCTCTCTTGTCTTTCATCACTTGCATGCGCGTTTCTGCTTCATGGGTGGCGCGCGCTGAAAATATTCTTACAATGGCAGCCATCGGCCAGAAGCGTATATTGAGCTTCGATCCACGCGGGACAGCTACATGCTGATATGAGTCTCTGGTTACCTGCCTGGGTGGTACTCTCGTTTGGCACCAGTCATTGTGCAGCGTTGACAGCTTGAGAGCAATGCCGCCCAGCCTAGAAAATCAATGGCTTTTTTAGCACCCGCGACAAAGAATTTACAAACTACGAAAACGTATGAAATTGACCAACGGAGCGAGCCCAATGAGCAGGCTGCTGGCCATTTGCATTTTTTTGTGCGGCACAGCTGTAGCGCAAGCGACTGAGACTTCGATATTTGCCTCGAAAGACGATTTGCAGGCTTTCAAGGCGTTGCAGCAAAGCAAGTTGGAGTCACAAAAGGAGCTTCAAGCCAAAGATATTGAAGCTATCCGTCAACAGATCATTGCCATTGACAAGCGTGTAGATAACCAGTTGGAATTGCAGCAAAGTAAGTTGGAGTCACAAAAGGAGCTTCAAGCCAAAGATATTGAGGCCATCCGTCAACAGATCACAGCCGTTGACAAGCGTGTAGATGACCAGTTGGCACAGTTGGGGCAAAGTGTTAACCAGTTTGGCATCTCGATCGCTTTGCTAAGCGCCGTCATCACTGTATTGCTGGTTTGGGGTGGATTTCTCGGGTATCGCAATGCTAAGTCGGAAGCCAAGGACGCGGCCAAGGATGCGGCGGAGGCTGTTGCAGAAGCTAGCGCAAAAGCGTGGTTTGACGAACAGGCAGAGGAGTTGAGAAAAGAAATTGAATCAATCAAGCAGAAAGCCACCCAGTTGCAGACGGAAATGGATGAGCATGCGCAAGAGGTTGAAGCGCGCGCTGCTGATGTCACAAAAGCCATCAACACTGCACAAGAATCAATTAGCAAAAACGGGCCCCAAACTCCATTTGATCTGACCGACTCAACAAAAGTGCTTGCTCAGAGCGGCAGTGAGCAGAAAATTTCTAACGAAGACAGCTACTCTTTCGATGATTGGTGCACTCGCGCCCGCGCAGCGTACACCGCTGGAGACTTAGAGGACGCTGCCTATTTTTGGCTCAAAGCTGCAAGCGTTGCCGATGACGAAGCCGCTATGGTCACCTACGATGATGTGGTGCGCCGCTTTGGTGATGCTACCGAGCCTGCGCTGCGCGAGCTGGTCACCAAGGCCATGGTCTACAAGGGCATCAGGCAGGGAAGACTGAACCAGAGTGAAGCGGCTATAGCCACCTACGATGATGTGGTGCGCCGTTTTGGTGATGCTACCGAGCCTGCGCTGCGTGAGCTGGTCGCCAAGGCTATGGTCAACAAGGGCGTCAGGCAGGAACGACTGAGCCAGAGTGAAGCGGCTATAGCCACCTACGATGATGTGGTGCGCCGCTTTGGTGATGCTGCCGAGCCTGCGCTGCACGAGGTGGTCGCCACGGCCATGGTCAACAAGGGCGTCACTCAAGGCGAACAGAACCAGAGTGAAGCTGAAATAGCCACTTACGATGATGTGGTGCGCCGCTTTGGTGATGCTGCCGAGCCTGCGCTGCGCAAGCAGGTCGCCAAGGCCATGGTCTACAAGGGTATCAGGCAGGGAAGACTGAACCAGAGTGAAGCTGAAATAGCCACCTACGATGATATGGTGCGCCGCTTTGGTGATGCTACTGAGCCTGCGCTGCGCGAGCTGGTCGCCAAGGCCATGGTCAACAAGGGCGTCAGGCAGGGACGACTGAACCAGAATGAAGCGGCTATAGCCACTTACGATGATGTGGTGCGCCGCTTTGGTGATGCTGCCGAGCCTGCGCTGCACGAGCTGGTCGCCAAGGCCATGGTCAACAAGGGCGCCACTCAAGGCAAACAGAACCAGAGTGAAGCAGCTATAGCCACCTACGATGATGTGGTGCGCCGCTTTGGTGATGCTGCCGAGCCTGCGCTGCGCGAGGTGGTCGCCAAGGCCATGGTCAACAAGGGCGTCACTCAAGGCAAACAGAACCAGAGTGAAGCTGAAATAGCCACCTACGATGATGTGGTGCGCCGCTTTGGTGATGCTGCCGAGCCTGCGCTGCGCGAGCAGGCCGCCAAGGCCATGGTCAACAAGGGCGTCACTCAAGGCGAACAGAACCAGAGTGAAGCTGAAATAGCCACCTACGATGATGTGGTGCGCCGCTTTGGTGATGCTGCCGAGCCTGCGCTGCGCAAGCAGGTCGCCAAGGCTATGGTCTACAAGGGCGTCACTCAAGGCGAACAGAACCAGAGTGAAGCGGCTATGGCCACCTACGATGATGTGGTGCGCCGCTTTGGTGATGCTGCCGAGCCTGCGCTGCGCGAGCTGGTCGCCAAGGCCATGTTCTACAAGGGCGTCACTCAAGGCGAACAGAACCAGAGTGAAGCCGCTATAGCCACCTACGATGATGTGGTGCGCCGCTTTGGTGATGCTGCCGAGCCTGCGCTGCGCGAGCTGGTCGCCAAGGCCATGGTCAACAAGGGCGTCACTCAAGGCGAACAGAACCAGAGTGAAGCCGCTATAGCCACCTACGATGATGTGGTGCGCCGCTTTGGTCATGCTACTGAGCCTGTGCTGCGCAAGCAGGTCGCCAAGGCCAAGGTCAACAAGGGCAGCATCCAAGCCCTGCTGAACCTGTGAGAGGAAACTCGTGGGCGACTGCTTTGGGTCGAGTACCGACAGTCAGTCGCCAACGCAGGGGCAAAACACGAGCGGGTTGAGCTGTCGAGCAGAGTCTAAATGATCAGGAGCGAGATGCGCATACCGCATGGTCGTCTTCAAATCCTGATGTCCCAGAATACGTTGCAATGCCAAAATATTGCCACCATTTATCATGAAATGGCTGGCAAAGGTGTGACGCAATACATGGGTAAGCTGACCCATCGGTAATTGAATGCTTCCGCGCTCAAGGGCTTCTTTGAATGCACCTGTACAGCCAGCGAAAATTGCTCCAATGTTTCTATGTTCGGCATGATCAGTGAAAATCTCGTCCTGCATTCCCTGGCTGATTGGCACTGCTCTGGCCTTGCCAGTCTTGGTTCGGGCGAACTGGATCAGTCGCTGTCGTACCTGCTGTGGTTGTAGTTTTTCTGCTTCGCTCCAACGGGCACCCGTAGCAAGACAAATTCGTGACACCAGATCCACATGTGGGTTGGTCGACTTCTTAAGCTCTACCAGTAAGACAGCGATCTGTTCGTTGGTCAGATAGGACAGCTCATTTTCCTGCACCTTGAACTGGCGCAAATCTTTCAGCGGATTGTCTCGTTTCCAGACAGCGAGCCGGATCAGCTCATTGAACATGGCTCGCATGTATGCATGCTCGTGATTCACGGTGTTCAGGGAAATACCAGTATCCAGGCGCTGGCTACGGAAAGCCGCGAAGACCTGTGCATTGAATTCGCTAGCAATAGGATTTTTCAGCTCAGTGATGGCGGCTTTAATCCGCTTGTAGGTCTCTCCGGCTGCGCGAAGCTTTTTGTCATGATGATCAAACCAGATGGCATCTAATTCATCCATTCCGCCTGACTGTTGGCGTTCGACTTGACCCAAACTTCCCAATTCTTGGCTTGGTAATCCCCCCATAAAAACGATGAGATCAGAAGTAGAATTTTTTTATTGAGGAGTTCTACTACATGAAGAAGTCGAGATTTACGGATAGCCAGATCATCGAAGCCATCAAGCGCGTGGAGGCTGGCCTTGCCGTTCTAGAGTTGTACTGTGATCTAGGCATCAGCTCGGCCACGTTCTACAAGTGGCGTTCTACGTACGGCGGCATGGACGTATCGCTAATGGAGCGTATGAAGGAACTGGAGGCCGAGAACGCCCGGCTGCGCAAGATGTACGTCGAGGAGAAACTCAAGGCCGAGATTGTGACGGAGGAGCTAGAAAAAAGTGGTGAGGCCCTCTCGCCGCCGCGAGATAGCCCAACGTGCCGTGCACGAACGCTGCGTATCGATTCGAATGGTCTGCGAGGCGTTTAGAGTCAGCCAGACTTGTTATCGGTACATCACCAAGAAGGACGCCGAGAACGAGGCGATCGCCAACGGGTTACTGCGTCTGACCGCCAAGCATCGTCACTGGGGCTTTGGCCTGTACTTCCTGTATCTGCGCAATGTTCGAGACTTGGGCTGGAACCATAAGCGGGTATACCGGATTTACCGAGAGCTCGAACTGAACCTGTGGATCAAGCTGCGTAAACGGCTGGTTCGCTAGACTCCTGAGCCACTGACCGTGCCGATCAACGTGAACCAAGTCTGGTTGATGGACTTCATGCATGACCAGCTTGCCGATGGGCGCAGCATTCGCGTATTCGACGTCATCGATGACTTCAACCGCGAGGCACTAGGGATTGAGGTTGACTTCTCGCTGCCGTCCGAGCGCGTGATCCGTACGCTCAAGCAGATTATCGGTTGGCGGGGAAAGCCGTCAGCCATTCGGTGCTATAACGGACCTGAATACCTGAGTGCGGCAATTGTTGAGTGGGCCAGGGCATGGGACATAAAACTCGAATACATCCAGCCGGGCAAGCCACAACAGAATATCTACATCGAACGGTTCAACAGAACCGTGCGCTACGAATGACTGTTCCAACATTACTGGGACGATCTGGACCACGTACAGCGCGTCGCCACGTAGTGGATGTGATTCTACAATCATGAGCGCCCAAATATAGCTCTGGGCGGATTTACCCCCAATTAGCAGTTGGCCATGGCTGCGTAGCGTTCCTACTTCTGGCAATCGCTACAAATGGGGGGGGTGCCAGGTGTGATCTTCGATATCCGGCCTATAGTAAAGGAAGGTATTATTGATTTGGATATCACACAGCAGCTATCCAACTTCGTGAAGGCCACAACAGGCGTGAATAATTCGCTTACGCTAACCAAGCGAGAGTTGAAAGAAAAGGTAGGAGTTAAAACTGTGGTAGACCAGATTTGCGAAGAGATGATTGAGCTTGGTGGGCCGTCCCCTACCTATAAATATTAA